TTTCTCGGCTCGGCGGAGAATCCCCGCGCAGGCCTTGGGGCTCAAGAAGTATCGGGCGTCGACTGGACCAGTCTCCAAAATCTGCGAGAGCGAACACGCGGCGGCGCCGCTGCGCCACTCCGAACCATTGCGCGTCCAATACTGCCCATTCGACCATTGCTTCGTCGCCGACGATCGCGCCTTCGTAACCCCAGCCTTTTGGAGGGACGTCGATGGCGTCCAGACCTGCCAGCGTTCCAACCACAGCTGCAAAGTCACGGCCCTGGCTGCTTGTGAACGCTCCCGGGACGTTTTCCCACAGGGCGAATCGGCACCCTCGCTTGCGGGCCCATTTGATAATGTGGACTGCGACATAAAAAAGTCCGCTACGAGTGAGTCGGCCATCGTCATTGGTAAATCCTCTCCTTTTGCCGGCAACGGACAAATCCTGGCATGGACTGCCGAACACCACAAGGTCAATCTCGCCGATGGACTCCATCAGGTCGGCAAGGTGAATGTATTTGGCCGCCAGGCGGCTTTTCGGGTAGCGAAGTGCGATCGACTTGATGTGCGCTGGCTCATACAGCGCACACAGGCCGATTTTCGTCACATCGCCAAGATTGGGTACGCCTGGATGGCGCGCAGCCAGAACGCTGCATGGACCAGGCTCAATCTCGGCCAAGGCTACACAGGTCCACCCGAGCTTCGCCCAGGCGGCGCTCGCGGCCTCAATGCCGCTGAACAGTGATAAATATCGCATCAGTGATCTTTGATGGCGCACATGCTCGACAGCAGGCGCGCCTCGATAGTGGGTAGCGACCCCTTCGCCTCCTTGTGCAGCTTGCGGGTGGCGTCCTCGATGCGGAAGGCGAGGTCGGCCGTAAGGCGGGTGCCGCGCGTACAGCTGGCCAGCTGGTACAGGTAGTTGACGGAAGTGCCAGCCAGATCGGCGAGGCGCTGGCGCTGGTCCGGTGTGGCCGCGCGCAGCAGCGCCAGCAATGGCGTGCTCACCTCCCGAGGTTTTTTCGTGGTCGTTTTCATAGTCTCAGTTTAGCACATGCTAAGTGCTTGACGAAAGCCGTTCAGGTCGGCACTGCCTCGCGCCATTCGTAGATGTAGTCGCCGAAAAACTCGTCGGTGGACATGATCAGGGCGCCACGTGAGCAGCTGATCGGGAACAGTACGCCCAGCACTGGGATGCCGGCTGCCAGCAGGCGATTCATGACCAGGTTTCCGCGCGCGACCGCGCTCGGGCCTTGTGCCTCGATGTCAGCCTTGGAAATACTGACTTTGATAATGCTTTGCATTTAACGCTCCGTGATGATGGCTTTGATTTCGATGTCACCGACGATCCGACCGCTACCGCTGATCAGACGTGTAACCGTGTCCCTCGCCCGCTCCTGCGCCTGGCGGTGCACCTGCTCCAGGGAGCAATCCGTGCCCCAGGAGCCCAAGCCGCCAATCTCAATAGTGACCGTGGCCACCGCCCTGGCGCCGACCGGCTTCACGCGCGGCTTTTCACCGTTGCTCATTTGATGCCTCGCTTCATGTCTTCCTCTTTTAGGTTGCGGCCGGTGATCCACTGGATCGTGCGCAGGTGCTGATTCCACAGCGCGGCGATCGGGGCCGACAAGTACGTGCCGCGCATGCGGTGCCGCTTGAGATAGCGACCCTCATGCTGACGCTCAAATTCCGCCCTGGCCTCGACTAGGCTCATAGCGCCGCGACCTGCAGGACGAGATAAACGCCAGCAGCGGCGCCGAGCGCGTCGGCCACCAGATCCCCATTCGACCAGCCGGAACCACCAGCGCGGGTGTCGAAGACCTCCTTGGCGAGGCCGGGCACCAGCGCCAGCAGCCAGGCGAGCAGTGGCAGGTTTTGCACGGTCAGCGCGCAGCCGACACCGATGGCCAGCGACAGGGTGAAATGCAGCGCCTTGTCGATATACTTCCACGGCGGGATGGCGGCGGTGATGCGTTGATAAAATGTCTCGAATTTGGCGCGGTTCACGGTTTCCTCCTTTAGTAAGCCACGACGACAATGTTCACCGTGTCGCCCTTGGTGTTGCGGTCAATTTCGTCGTAACCGCATTCGTCCATCAGCGATTCCGCCTGTTCCTCGTCCAGGTGGGCGTGCAGCACATTGCCCATGGTGTCCCATATCACATAATTCATTTTGGCTCATCCTTGTAGATCAGGTCATCCGGGCGATACATGGTCGGGTCGCCGGCCAAGTAGATGTCCATGTCGTAGCTGCCGCCCGACATGCAGGTGGTGATGCACTGGATGAAGCGCTGGCGCCCGTTGGTTTTCAGGTACACGGGGCGCGCCGTCTGCATACAACGGAACAGGCGCATTTCATGCTTTTCGCGCTCGTCGCGCTCGGTGTTCGCGGGCTGCAGGTATTCCGGTCCACGCGCATGGCGCGGCGTGTAGGGCGTCGGCTTACTTGCCATGCTTTGGTCCGCCCCAAATCGCCCACGGGATCAGCCCGACCAGCATGGCCATGGCCAGGACGCCGAACGGCACGATGATGGACAGCACCAGCTGCGGCGCATCGAGCATGATCGCAATCGCCATGGCCAGCACGACCAGCGCGCAGCCGATGACCCAGGCCGACACCTCCTCCGCGTACAGCTGCTCCTGGATCGCCAGATGGGTTTCGGGGAAGCGCGGGCAATTCACGGCCTCGAAGGCGCCGCTGGCGTCACGCTGGCAGTGGTAGCCCGGCGTCCAGCGAGAACTGATTTGACAAGACATGACAGGTTTCTCCTGTTGATTGGATGTGCCGTTAATTTAGCAGTTGCGAAGTATTCTTGCAAGCTTTTATTTTACTTGCTTATTCATTTCGCTTCTGCTAAATTCTGCCCTGTCGATTGACGACACTCATTCCAACATGCCAACAGGAGAAATTCATGGCCATCAGCCTCACCTTTGACACCGCCGCCGAAGCCGGCGCCTTTTTCGCCATGTTCACCGGCCATCCGGGCGAGCTCATCAGCGCCAGCATCGAAAGCATCGGCTTTACCGGCGAAGCGGCGACCCGGAAGGAGGGCGACTCCCTGGTCGTCACACCATCCGGCAACCCCGAGCCCATTACCGGCAACGCGGAAGCACCAGCGGGCGCCAATGGCAAGCCTGTATCGCCAGAAGCCAAGGCCGTCATCGACAGCGCCCTGGCCGTCGCTGCAGCATCGAAGGCCGCCAAGGCTGCAGAGGGGGCGAAGACACCGGCCCCAAAAGGCAGCAAGAAGGCGGCGCCAGCGGCCGCAGCGGACCCAGTGCCAGCGAAAGCGGGCCAGCAGGAGGAGCTGCTGGTGGAGACTCCTGCCGCGAGCGCGGGTACCCCTGCCGCTACCCAGCCTACTGCAACGGCGGCGCCGGAACAGCCTGCGTCGTCCAACAACGACGCGAGTTTCTTCGGTTCCACAAACCAGGATGCGTCTGCGAAGGATGCGCCGAAAATCTACACCGAGAAGGAGGTGGTGGATGCCCTGATGGCCTGGTCGAAGCGGGTTGATCAGAATACGTTTGGTGCCGTGATGGTGCAGATCCAGGTAAAGAACGTCGCCGAATTGAAGGCCAAGCCGGAAGTCTGGAGCCGACTGATGGCCATTGTCGAAGACTCCAACAAGGAACTCGATGCCGTGGCTGCTGCGGCCGCGCAGTAATTCATCCCGGCGGTCGCCCGGCGCGGCCGCAGTACCGACAATGATTACCGGAGCAATCCATGTGGTTTAGAAACCTGCAAGTCTACCGCCTCCCGGCGCCTTGGGCCTTCAGCCCCATGCAGCTGGAACTCGCCCTCCAATCGCAGGCTTTTGTGCCCGCCTCCAGCAACGAGCAGCTGCGCATGGGCTGGGACAGGCCGCGCCCGAACGGCGGACTGGTGCACGTCGTCAACCGGCAAATGCTGATCATGCTGGGTACCGAGAAAAAGCTGCTGCCCTCCACCGTGGTCAACCAGGTCGCCAAGGCGCGCGCCGCGGAGCTCGAGGAGCAGCAAGGCTTTGCTCCGGGCAAAAAGGCGATGAAGGAACTCAAGGAGCGCGTGTTTGACGAGCTGCTGCCAAGGTCGCACTCCATCCGCAGCAACACCTGGTGCTGGATTGATCCAGTGAACGGCTGGCTGGTGGTCGACGCCGCCAGCCCGAGCAAGGCCGACGACATTATCAAGATGCTGCTGAAGGCCGTCGACCGCATGCCGATCGAGAGCCTGCGCGTGCAGCGCTCCCCGGTGGGCGTGATGACCGCCTGGCTGCAGGATGACGAAGCGCCGGCCGGCTTCACCGTCGACATGGACACCGAACTGCGCGCCACCGGCGAAAACAAGGCCGCCGTGCGCTACGTGCACCACACCCTGGAGCCGGAAGAAGTGCGCCGCCACATCGCCGTCGGCAAGCAGTGCACCCGCCTGGCGATGACCTGGGGCTCCAAGATCAGCTTTGTGCTGCATGAGTCGCTGGCGATCAAGGGCGTCAAGCCGCTGGACGTGATGAAGGAAAACGATGCCGTCAGCCGCAACGATGACGAGCGCTTCGACGGCGACTTCATGCTGATGACCGGCGAGCTGGCTAAAATGCTGCAAGATGTCGTCGAAGCGCTCGGCGGTGAGGCAAGGGGATAAGGGTAGAAGTATGGCGACGCAAAAATTCAAGCGGGGGGCGCCGTTGCCGGGTGGCTGGGGGCAGCGGGGCAGGCCAAGCATCTACGGATTGGAGTCGATGAAGGATGGCGACCACTTCGATACCGAGATCCGCGAGGGCGAGTCGGAAAAACAGGCGGTCCTGCGCATGCGGCGCTCCACCACCAGTTTCCGACGAAAGCATCATGCCAGCCTCGCTTTCACTGTGCGGGCGGTGACGCATGAAAAGACGGGCAAGCGCCTGATCCGGGTGTGGGCGCGTGCCAGCGAGCCGCCCCGCTCGCGTACCGCCGTGGATGCCTTTTTCCGGTAATGGCCCGGTATTACTACCGCTGCAGCAAGTGCCGCACGCGCAACGTCTTCCCACGCGACCTCGAGGATTACCGGCGCGCCAGGAAATGCAAGGCGTGCGGTCACCGCCGCTTTTACGTGGACAAAGAGCGCGTGGCGCGCCAGGCGTGCAGCTGCGACGGCGGGCTGATCGGGCGCACCGGGTCCATCCCACACCGCCCTGGTTCCGCTGGCTGCCTGCTCAACCCACTGCACCCCTACCACCGCGCCCGCCTGATGGGCGCGCCGGAGGAGGTGCTGCTGACCATCCAGGCGGAGCTGGCCTTCGAGGGCGAGGGCGGGCGCATCATGGGAAAGGATGATCCATGCCCGTTCTGACCAGTCACACCATGCGCGAGCGCGACCTGGGCCTGGGCGATGGCTGGCACGTCGGCCCGCTGTTTGTTCCGCAGCTGATCCGGCCGCCGGTGCGCCAGCCGGGCAAGGAGGGACAGCTGCACCGCGCACAGACCCGCCGCGCCACGCCGCCCTGGGCTGATAGGGAGGAGATCAAGAAGGCCTACCGCTACGCGAAACGCCTATCGGCGTGGATGGGCGAGCTATATGTGGTCGACCATATCGTGCCGAAGATCAATCCGATTGTCTGCGGCCTGCATGTGGGCTGGAACCTGCGGGTGATCCATTGGCTGGAAAATGCGCAAAAGGGCGCCTTTACCTGGCCGGATATGCCGATGGAGCAGGCGGTGCTGTTTTGATGCTTGCTAATTCACTTCGCAGATGCTAAATTGCGTCTGTCACTACTTGGAGATTGAAATGGGTGAAGAAAAAAACTCGGCACAGATGCACGCCGAATACATGGCGCAAATGCCGATCAAGGCCCACGCCGACAAGCAGCGCAAGGCTGCCAAGCAATGCCTGATGCTGGCGCTGGGTGGGAACGTCGACACGGAAATGCTGTCGCACGCCGTTGACCACCTGATCAATTGCGCCCTGCTGGAGTCGACCATGGCGCTGAGCAATGCGGTCAACGGGGTGGCGCGGTGAAGCGCGGCATCTACATCGGGCACCAGGGCGAACTGCGCGGCAAGGTCGCCGACGTCAAGCCTTCGCTGGAGGGTGGTGTGGCGGCGCGCTTCATTGACACGCGCTTGCCGACAGAGGCTCCTGGGGAGTGGGTGCAGTATTCTCGCTCCGAATTCGACCTCAGTCGGAGCGGGACGCCATGACCTACGCCTATCGCGTGATGAAAGACATCCGCATCGCCTGCGAACAATACCGCACTCGAACTGGCGTCATGCCAAACGCCATCTACCTTGGACGGCATGAGGTCGCCTGGCTGGCGGGGATGCCAGGCCTGTTTAAGGGCATCGACAATCGGGAGCAGGATATGATTGATGGTGTGCCACTCTATACGGTCGATAAGGCGAACCACTTGGCCGTCGGCTTCATGATCCATGGGAAGGATTAGATTATGCACGACATCACCATGCTCGACATCTTCGCCCTGCTCTGCATCCTGGGCGTCATCTTGACCCTGCTGTTCGGCGGCAAGGTGCGCTACACCTACTTCTCCACCAGCGACCGCTGGCGCAGCTGCGCCGCCTGCGGCCAGGAGCAGGTGATGGTGTGCGAGCAGAAGCTGATCCCCGTCTGCCACTGGCAAGTGGTCGGCGATGTTAAAAACCAGAAGTGCAATTGCCACAACGACGCGACCCCATGAAAATTATCACCCACCCCCTCTGCTGCCGCGAGATCGGCGCGCCCGCCGACATGCGGGACGGCAGCTGCGCCCCACTCCCGGTGGCCATCGAAACCAACGTCTACGGCACCTGGCTGGTGTCGTTCTGGCAGCCCGATGTGGACGAACTCACCACTCTGAACGCGGGCGGCGGCATCACCCTGCAAGTGCGCTCGCTGCAGCACCCTGTCGTGGCCCTGGGCGTGTACACGGCGCTGGATGCGCCCGCGCCGGCGCAACCAGCGCCAGCCTCTGCCACCGACATGCTGGCGCTGCGCGCGGCCTTCGAGGACGCAGCGCTGTCGCACGCGATTCAGCAACGCATCGCCGGCCGTGTGACGGGCGATGACAATAGCGCCGACTTTACCCGCGAGTCGCTGTTCTGGCGCAAGCCCAGCGGGGATTACGGCGTAGCGCAGTTCAATGCCGCCTGGTGGGGCTACCAAATGGCCGCCAAGGGAGGGGCGTGATGGAGCCAGTGCTGACCGCCAACCAGAAGCGCGTGCTCAAGGCCTTACCTTCCACGGGCGGCGAAATGGCCAAAACAGTGCCGTTGAGCAGCAAGACCATCACCAAAATCCTCGAGGCACTGGAGCGCATGGGACTGGCCCATATCTCCGCCTGGAGTCCACCCAAAAACGGCGGCCGCTACTCAGCCTACTACACGGCCGGTCCCGGCGAGCGCGCCCAGCATCCATGCGGGGAAAAGAAGGCGGTGCAGACCATCGAGCAGGACGGGCGCCGCTTCCATATCCTGGGCGATGACGTGAAGTATGCGATTCGCATGGAGCCAACTCCCGTCCAGCGCGACCCCATGGTGGCAGCCCTGTTTGGGCCGGCGGCATGACGCACTGGCTGGTGTTTATGAAACCAATTGAGTCGTCCAATTCCTGGGTGACGGGTTTTTTCCAAGAGGAGTAACGCAATGAGCATCGACGCAATCAAAAAACTGCTGGAGCGCCAAGAGGCCTTGACCAACCTGGTCACCGACCTCGGCGACGCACTGAAGAGGATGAAGGACAACAATGGCCGCGCGAGAGGGGTGTCAGACATGGTGTTTGTGAGCCTGAAGCCCGGCCTCGGCAAGCTGGTAAATGTCCAGGTCGAGCTGGACGACGTGCTGGAGTTGGTGGAGGCGAAGCTGGAGCGCGCCCGCAGCGCGCTCGCAGAATTGAACGACAAGATCGCCACCATGGCGACGCTGACGGGCGACTGACCATGAAGTCCCTCCTGCCACCGCGCGTGTACGAACGCTTCGGCGTGCGCGACTACTCCATCGGCCATAAGCAGGCGGATGGACGCTGGGCTTTCCGCCTGCGCTGCGCGGTGGCAGACCTGGACCAAATCGCCCTGCTGCGCGCCCAGGCCTGTGCGCGGGTTGCGGGCCAGCCAGCGCCAGCAGTGCGCATCGAGACGGTGGCGCAGCTGGCCCATGCCTGGTTTGCCTACCACACCGCCATGCCGTCTGGCGCTGAAGGGCGGCGCGCGGCCTCGACCCTGGCGGAAAACCGGCGCGAGGCGCGATCACTGGTGACGGCCTTCGGCCTACGCCGCGTCGATAGCCTGCGCAAGCCGGATGCCTACGCCTACCTGGACGACTGCGTGCTGCGCGGGCGCCCGGGCAAGGGCAACAAGGAGATCGCCCTACTGCGCCTGATGCTGGAGTTCGGCGTGCGGCGCGGCGTCATCGAAGCCAACCCGTTCGACCGCGTGCAGCAGCTGCCCACCGCCCGCACCGACCGGTTGGTGACCGATGCCGAGCTGGCCCTGGCGCTGGATGTGGGCCGCATGCTGGGCGGGCCGCGCCTGATCGTTGCCCTGGCCCTGAACGTCGCCTGGCTCTGCCTGCGGCGCTCGGTGGAGGTGCGAAGCCTGACGCGCTCGCAGCTGACGGCCGACGGCATCCTGTGGCAGGCCGCCAAGCGGCAGAAGGGGCAGGCGCAGCGCAGCGGCCTGATCGAATGGAGCACCACCTTGCGCGCCCTGGTCGATGAGGCGCTGAACGTGCCGCGCGCCGTCAGCGGCAGCTGGTACGTGTTCGGCAACCTGCAGGGGCAGCCCTACACCAAGGGCGGCTGGAGCACGGTGCTGGCGGGCCTGATGCGGGAGTGTCAGCGCGAAGCAGGGCGCCGCTGCCAGCCCTTCACGCCCTTCAGCCTGCAGGACTGTCGCCCGAAAGGGGTGTCCGACAAGATGGCCGCCGGCGCCAGCGATGTCATGGACGCCACCATGCACTCCAACCAGCGCATGATCCAGCAAGTATATGACCGCCGCCGCTTGCGCGTGGCGAAACCTGTGAAATAAGGGAGTAGAGAAAAATGGAAAGAATGATTGTGTTCGCCGTCGGATCGGTGGTCGGAGCCAAGTGGCGGACGGAGGGCGTGCTGATGGTCCTGGCTGCCTATATTGGCTTCTGCTACCTGCGTGGAATGTGGGAAGCCTACTGCGCCGACAAACGGCAGGAAGCAAGGATTGCCTCGGCGGAATCACGCAAGCCGATCGACTACTCCATCAGTCAGGGGGATACGGTCTATTCGTCCACCTGGGGTGATGGGACGGATCCATTGGAGGTGATCGACGTCAATTGGGCGCTTGGGGCAATCGCTGTTCGCCTCTCCATGAACGGCATGCCGGGCTCTATTACCGTATGGCCGGCGGATCGCCTGAGTAAAACCAAGGGAGGCAAGTAATGCGCCCCGACGAAATGCAGCGGATCCGAGAATCGCTCATGGCACTGTGGCCCGCGTCGACCAGCGCCAGCACGCCCGTCGACAACAACATCCACCTGCCAGCGGCCTTGTATGACGCCTTGCAGGAGAAGGGGATGCTGGCGAGACACTACCGTCGCCTGCCGGAGAACCTTTTCGCCCGCCCCGAACCCACGGCCACCACCGATGGCGTGCGCGAGGTGCTCGAGCGCCTGCGCGGCGAAGCGGGCCCGCCGGAAAAAATCAGCATCCCGCCGCCCTTCCCGACACCGCGCCCGCAGGTTGTCGTCAAGATTTTTGTGGAGTGACCCATGGCCCGCAAAGACGTGACCGACGCCATGGTGGTGCAGGCCGCATGCTGGCGCAGCATGGGCGGGCCGCGCGTCGTCGTGTCCCTGATGGCGCATACCGGGCAGTGCGAGAAGGTGGTGATCCGCGCGCTGGAGCGATCCTATGCGCGCGGCCTGATCGAGTGCGGCACCAGCATCACGACGCCCTGGCTGACCGAGGCTGGTGAGGAGTTGCTGCGCGCGGCGCGGCTGGAACACCGCGCGCAGGCCACTGCAATGGGCTTCGAGATCGGTCCAATCTTTGGAAGCACCTTCACACCCATCCCCGGCAACCCATTGAAAGAAAACGACTAGTTTCAACCACACGCCCGGCCTAGCAGGCCGGGCTTCCCGTAGCACTCTTTGAAAGGAAATGGATAGTGAAGAAACAATTTGCAGTGGACGTCACGCCCGCCCACGAAAAGCTGGTCGCCGCCCTGCACTCCCTGGCCGAGCAGCAGGGCCTGGCGGGCGGCAACAGCTACAGCATCACCTGCGGCGTGCGCCGCCTGCCGGGTGGAACCGTGTACCTTGAGCGCATCGACATCATGAACGACGGCAACCCGCCTGTCGCTGGCACGTGGCCGCCAGCCTATCCGGACGCCATGACCGATGACCTGCGCGAAATCCTCGGCCTGCCGAACTTCGTCTGCAGCCCGTATGCGGCCCTGTTCCGCGATGCCGGCGTTGCCGAGATCAAACGCCAGGCCGAAGCCGAGCAGGCCTTCGTGATCGACCTGCTGCTGCGCCTGTATCTGAAGCACGGGGCGGCGTGGCGTGCCTTCTTCGCCGCTAAGATGCAATCGGCGCTGGAAGCCATCAAGACCCAGCAAGCCATCGATGCCGCCCGCGGCGCGGAGGGCTGACATGGGCTGGAGCATCGGCTACGACGACGATCTGCAGCGCGACATCGGCTATGGCGTGCCGGCCACCTGCGACCATCCCGACTGCCAGGCCGAGATTGATCGCGGCATTGCCTACGTTTGCGGAAGCGAGATTTACGGCGGCGAGCACGGCTGCGGCCTGCACTTCTGCGATACCCATCGCTACTACATCAAGACGCCGGATGGCGCGGCCTCTGTGTGCCGCCGCTGCCGCGCGGGCAAGGCGCACTTCCCCGTCAAGCCGGATCGCGCCGTCTGGATCCAGCACAAGCTGACCGACCCCTCCTGGGCCGAGTGGCGCGCGCAACACCCCGAATCTGCTCACCAACTACAGGCCTTACTGGCCACGAAAGGAGTTTTACCATGACCCGCTCTCAACGCCTGTCCGCCCTGCTCGGCGCGGCTGTCCTCTTGTTGTTCTATGCCGCCACTGCGCCGGCGGACGATGTCTACAAGTGCGGCCGCACCTACGCCGACTTCCCCTGCGGCCCCGAGGCCGTGAAGCTGCCAAAGCCCGCCAGCCAGCCCGCCACCCTGCGCTCACTGTCGATCCGCCTCGGCACCCCGGAGCAAGAGGCCATCGATCGCCTGCGCGCCGACGGCCTACATTACCGCGTCAACGTGCTGGAGTCGGACGACGGCACGACCAAGCAGATTGTGGTCGGGCGGCACGTGCAGACCCAGTGGTACATCTTCACCCGAAACGGTGTCGTGTCGTCGCTGCTGTGGTAAGGAGGGCGCCATGAACAAAAAGAAATCGCCTCCCGCCCTCAACAGCCAGGAGGTGTCGCTGGCACCGGTGGCACCGGCCGTCACCGAAAGCTTCTTCGACACGGCACCGTTGGCGCCGGTGCCTCCGGTGGCGGGCGACCACACCATCCACATCGACATCAACCACACCCATTTCAGCGTGCAACTGCACAGCGCCTTGACCGGCGAAACCCTGCGCGACCAATCGGTATCGACCGTGCTGCTGGCGCTGATCCTGGAGGAGTTGCGGGCACTCCGCCGGGCGGGGTGACGGCAAAAAAAAAAGCCCGGCGCGGAGCCGGGCAAAGGGTGCCCTGGAATGGTAACCAGGGCTGGGAGGACGGGGATCAGGCGGCTGGGGCGCGCGCCACGTGGCCGGCGTAGCATTCGATCTTGACACTGGAGAATTGGGCGGCCGCGACGTCGGCGCCGTTGCTCCAGCTGACGTAGCCGTTGCAGCTCACGTGTACATCCTTCTCGGCATCATCGTGCAGCAGGTCGATCACGGCGTTGGCGTTGGCCAGGATCGCCGCCTCGTCGCGGGCGTGGATCGCCTGGTGGGTGATGATCTCGGCGATCTTGGCGGACACAGCGGCCTTGGCGCTGGCCTTGTCAGGGCATTGCAGTTGAAATCCGTAGGACATGGTAAAACTCCTTAGTAAAAGCATGGCATCGCAGCCAGTGGGTTGAAAATGGCGCACAGCAGCGCCAGCATGGTCCAGGCAAACATGGTCATCCTCCGTGTGGTAGTAAGTCGCATTCCGCCTGCCGGCGGCGCACCAGGCCGGGCAGCTCTCGCCCGCCGCCGCGCACCCATTTCTTCAGTTCCTTCGGCACCTCCTCCCAGCGCCCGGCATTGATGCGGCGGCGCAGGGTCGAGGCGCGCAGGTTGCCCTCGCCCAGGTTGAAGGTGAAGTCCAGCAGGGCCGCCAGCCGGCCCGGTGTGTCGACGCGCGGGCACAGCACCAGCACCCGGGGCACCAGGCGGCGCAGCGTGTCGCGCAGCATGACGTTGGCCACGGCGCGCGTGATCGGCGCATCCTGCAAGGTCACAGCACGCCCATCCAGATACCAGCGCGAGCCAAAGCCGATGGTCGGGTAGCCGGCTGGGCACAGGTAGGGGACGGGCCGGAAGCCCTCGAACGCACGCACCAGCGGCGCGGCCAGGGCGCAGGCCTGGGCCAGCTGGTCCGGGGTCATACCTTCCCCTTGGCGGTCAGGACGCGCGAGGCAAAGAAGAAGCCCAGGATCACGCCCACCAGCTCCCGGTCCCACTCACTCATCTTCCAGCCCTGGGCATTCAGGGCCACCACCCACAGGAAGATGGCGATCGAGGCCGCCAGCGGGCGGATGACGCCGTTCCAGGTGTCGACCAGCGCGATGCCGGTCGGCTTCAGTCCCTCCTTGACGGCACCGGCCCAGCCCTCCATTTCCAGCCGACCGAGGTCCGCGTCGGCCTGCACCATGATGGTTTTCACGCCCAGGTCGGCCTGCACCTTGATCGCCTCCATGTTGCGGCCATGGGCGGCGGCATCGAGCTCGCCCTGCAGGCGCAGGCGGTCGAGCTCGTAGCGGTGCTCCTGGCGCGCCGTGAACCAGGTCGACAACTCGCCCCATATGGCACGAAACACCGAGCCGCCCAAGAACGACAAAATGGCACTGAGCATCACTTCCTCCCCTATTGGTTATTAGATATCAATCAATTCCACCGGCAAGGCCGGGGCGGCACCCTCGATCACGCCGTCGCGCACGAAGACCTTGGCGCCCACCGTGGCGCTGCCGCGTCCAGTCACCGTGCCACCTCCGGGCAGGGTGATGGTGGCGGTGCCGCCGCTGACGGCGCTCACCGTGCCCACCTGCAGCGGCGCATCCGGCAGGAGCTTCTTCAACAGAACGAAGGGATTGGTGCTCATGCGGCCTCCACATGGGTTTCGACCGCAAGGCTTTGCCACAGGTCGGTGTTGCCGTTGCTGTCGGCGCTGGTGCTGCGCACCAGGCCGCGGCGCGTGGTGCCGCCGTCGACGTACTGCACGAACTTGCCCGGCACGATGATGCCCGTCTCCGGCAGCACCGGCAGGCGCAGGCTGACGATGGCCTGGCGGCCGGTGTCGCCCAGCACGGCCCGGCCGCGCTGGCGGGCGGCGGCGGTGGCGGTGATCAGGGGATCGGTCACCATCGGCGCCAGGCTGTCGCCCGCCGTGCCGCTGCGCGTGACCTGGCCCGTGATGCCAGCCGAGGTGCCGGCCACGAACACCCGGTTGTAGCCGGGCTTGTCCAGCCATTCGATGCCTTCGGTCTGCATCACCGCCGACGGCAGCTCATAATCGGGCGTCACGCCGTCCCACTCCCAGGGCGCGCTGGGGTAGCGGTGCAGCACGCGCATCACCTGGTCGGTCGGATGCGGCTGCAGGTAGGCACCGGCCGCCCCGGCAATCGCTCCCAGCGCCTCGATGTAGCTGCCCTGGTGCGCCCAGGCACCGGCCGGCACCAGCCAGTCGTCGATCTGCCAGTCGACGTCCCAGCCGATCGGCACGCCGTTGAAGGTTAGGGCGTCGGCCATCAGCTGCGCAGCGGTGCGCGCCTCGGTGTTGGCGAACGACAGGATCGGTGCATACGGCGCCGCCAGCAGGGCGCTCTTGCCGCGCCCGGTCAGGCGGATTCCGGCCTTGCCAAAGCTGCGCTCGCGCGCCACCTTCTCGGCCAGGAAGCGATACGGCACGCCATTGACCGAGGCCTGCAATTCGACCGGCTGACCATCGACCGGCTGCAGGTCGACCAGGGCCTCGCCCGGCAAGGTGGCCGACAGGCCCCAGGTCCAGGAGTCGACATCCAGCGCCAGCGACATGGTATAGGTGGGCAGCGCCGTCAGCGTGCTGCCCACCACTTTCAACAGGGACGTGTTATTGATCACGATGTACACCCTTCTCACCGGCACCACCACCGTCGCATCCGGCGGGGCGGCGCCCTCACAAATAAAGACCAGCTGGCCGTCGCCCGGAGCCGCGGCGAACAGCAGTGGCACGGCGCTGCCCGGCGGCGGCGTGTAGCACGGCGTGCCGGGCGGAATCACCGGCGGCCGCGAGGTGCCCGGCGGCGGCACGATGGCCTCCTGGTAGCGCGCGCCCCAGCGCTTGGCCAGCGGGGCCGCCACGCCGGAGCGGTCCATCACGGCGCGCAGCAGACGCTGCGCTTCGTCCCAGGCCGTGCGCGCCTGCGGGCGGCGGTCGCGGAAACGCTCCTGCCAGTCGGTTCGGGCGCTGGTGGCGCGCCCGCTGCCCACCTGCCAGGCGCTGTGCGCGGTGGGTCGCTGGCCGCGCAGCAACTCCTGATAGCCGGTCGCCGTCGTCGTGCCCACCGGCCGCGCGCGCTGGAAGGCGCTGCGCGTGCTGCCGTGCGTGCGCCGCGTGCCGACCCAGCCCGGGGCGGCGCTGGCCGGGGTCGGGATGGCCGCCCGCCAAGGCGGTGCTGCACCCGCCTCGCGGGCGGCGCCTTCCTGCCAGGCTGGAGAGGTATCCGCCATCGTCGCCACGCCGGCGTCAAAGCCGGTGACCGTGCGCGCCACCAGCGGGCGCTCGGTGCCGGAGGCATAACGCGCCTCGGCCAACACCTGCAGGCCGGGCAGGGTGGCCGCCAGCGTCACATCGACCACCGGACCCGCCGTGATCGCCACCGTCAGCGGCGGCAGCGTGGCGGCCAGGGTGGCCGAAATATCGGGCAGGGTTTCCGTCTCCCCGAACAGCAAGTCCGCCGGCTGGGCCAGCGGCGACTGCCGGAAGATCAGGTCGGAATCGGCCACACCCTACCCCAGCACGGCCGACTCGAGCGCCGTTTTCCCGCCGGCGAACAGCGCCGTCGTCGACAGCTGCACTTCGCCCGCGCCGCCCGTCTCGGAGACGTCGCAGTCGAAGGCGTCGTCGCCGTCGCCGTTGACCACCCGGGCCCAGGTGGCCACGCCGGAATTGGCAACCAGCGGCAAGTCGGACGAGGCCAGCGTCAGCACCCCGGCCGCCACCGTGCCGCACGGTTTGTCCAGCGCAATCTCCACCAGTAGCGTGGTGCCAGCGCCGCCCGGCGCTGGCCGCGTGCCGTCGTAAATGCGCACGCGCGCATGGTCAGTACCGGTGTCGAGGTAATCGCGGGTGGCCGTCAGGCGCGCCTCGGCGTGGGCGGCGGAAATCGTCACGCTCATGGCATCAGGTCCGGGGTCAGGTTGTCCGCGATCACGGCGCGGAAATTGTGCAGGTGGTCATAGGTGATCACCGTGTAGCGTTGCCGCTCGTCCACCCCGCTGAACGTGTAGGCACCCGTGGTGGCGTCGCTCCAGGTTTCGCGGATCACCTGCGCGTCGCTTTCGCGCAGCAGCCACACCTTGCGGTGCACGGCGAAATTGGGCGTGCCCTTGACCTTCACCGTGCCGGAGATCACGCCGCGGCCGCCAGCCTGCATGTCGCGCAGCATGAGGGGCGCATCCAGCAACTTAGGGGTCACACCCGGGAAGGCGCCGGCCTGGCGCGCCAGCGGCGCATCGAGCAAGCGCCCTTCAGCGACCGGGCAATCGGCATAGGCGGCGGTGGGCGGCGTGAAGGCCAGCGGGTTGCGGGCCACCCCCATGGTGACGCGCACTTCGTCCAGGTAGCCGACGTAATAGTCGGTCGCCAAGGGGGTGAAGTTCTGCGTGCCAATGCACAGGCCAAGATTGCCGGTCGGGACCACGGTCGTGATGCCGGTCGCCACCGGCTGGCCGTCGATCCACAAGGTGAAGGCATTACCCTCCTTGGAGAGCCCGACATGCACCCAGGTGTTGGCGGCCGAGGCGGCGGCGCTGACCCGTGTGCCGCCGGTGCCGCCACCATTCTCGGAATACACGCCAAAGACGCCATTGGCGGCGTCGTAGTACAGGTTGAGGCGGAAGTTGACCGAGGCCCCATACAGTTGCCAGACATGGCGCACGCCGGTCAGGCCGGTGTCGACGTTGACCCAGCACTCGATGGTCCAGTTGCGGCTGGCCGCCTCGAACAGGGCATTGGCGGCATAGCTGATGGCCTGGGCGCCCGCCAGGCGCAGCGCGGAACTGCCATGGCGCGCCTTGGTGGTGGAGGTGGTGACGTTGCCGCCGGTACCGATCTGCGTGGCCACCAGCGCATTGGACGAACTGTCGGTGAGGGTGGTGCCGCCGTTACTGCCCTCGCCATGCAGCAGCAGGGACACGGCCGCGAAGCTGGCGTCGCCGCCCGCGCTATCGGGCCAGGGGGCGGCCTGCACCTCGGCTGGCACCTCATGCACCGGCACGCCGGCCACGGCGCGCGCCTCATCGATCAGGCAGTCGGGGGAATACAGGCCGGAGGAGGCGGAGCCGAGATAGAAGCCATTGGCCGGCGCCGAGACGGGGCTGTTGACCACGCCGTTGCCCGCCACGACCAGCGCGCCGTTCACATACAGGCGGCGCGTGCGGTATTTGTCCAGCGTGCAGCACAGGTGATGCCACTGCCCGGTGGCGAGCGCCGATGGCGCGGTCAGGATGTTGTCGTTGTTGCCGGAATCGCGGTAGAGCACACTGGGCACGCCCGCATCGTTCATCCGGACGGCCAGGCGAAAGTTGGTGCCCGACGCACTGCTCAGCACCATGGGATTGGCCCCGCCGCCGCGATGGGTGCGGAAATAGACCCAGGCTTCGAGCGTGAGGTAGCCGCCATCGATGCACGGCGCCGCATTGTCGAAGACCAGACTGCCATAGAAGGCGGTGTAGGCGTCGAGGGCCTGGCCGCCAAACTTCGACTGCGCCGCCGACACCGATACTGGGAAGCTGGCATCGCTTTGGCGGCCGGTGGCGCGGCGCGGCGACTTGTCCTTGAAGTCGCCGTCGAAGTGCGCCAGGCACAGGGTGCTGGCTTCCAGCGTGGTCATGCTCACCGCTTACCTCCAGGGACCGGTGGTGTCGACGAACAGCACGCCGCTGGTGTTGAGTGCCTTCAGCGTGCGTCCGGACAGGCCGACCACGCTGGTCACGCTGTCGCGGTTGGCGAACACGCCGCTGCCGATGGTCTGCAGCGACATGTACAGGCCGGGCGTCTTGGCGCGCAAGACCAGCGACGGACTCTCCAGAAGATAGTGCTCGCCGACGTACAGGCCGCCGTCGGCGTAGTTCGGGTACGGCAGGCCGCTGCCGATATTGCCCGAGCGCTGGCCGCCGCTGCCGGCGATCATGGGGAAGGCCTTGCGCAGCGAGACGGCGCTGCCCAGGGCGGCATAGCTGCGCGGCATGAACAGGGTGCCGGGTGTGCTGCCGGCGTCGCCATAGTCGAGCTCGCTGGCGTTGCGGCTGCCGGCGGCGGTGCCGACCGGGCTGGCCTCGGCGCAGGACAGCAGGGCGCAATAGGCGTCGGGCGACTTGACCGGCAGGGGGTCGCCGAAGGCGGCGGTCAGCGCGTTGGCGGTCGAGCTGGCCGTGTACTGCACCGCCAGGTAGAACAGCTTGCCGTCGCCGAAGAAGATCCAGGGCCGCGCGGTGGCGTCGGCGGTGGCGCTTTTCGGCCAGTAGCCGCCGCCGGAAACCTGGCTGGCGGTCGGGAAGGCACCGATGCCGGTATTGATGTCGCTCATCGACTCGAAGCCGGTCACGCGCGCCACCGTGGTGCCGGAATCGTCCAGGCGCAGCACGGCGCCGGTGGCGCTGCCATCGCTGGACTTGTAGGCCGCCAGGTTGGTGCTGGAAAACGGCTTGCTCCAGCCCGCCGCGGCCAGCTTGTGCGTGATGCTGCCGGTCGCCGTCTGGTCGGCCAGGCCGGTGGCGGCAAAGGTGTAGGTGGTGGTGGTTACCGACAGGACCTTTTGCTCGCCGTTGACACTGCCGCCCGACACCGTGGCGCCAGCGATCAGGGAGACGGCCCCGACCTCCATCGGGTGCCCCGCCGAGCGGGTGACGGTGGCCACGCCGCCGGCGATGACAAGGCTGTCGACGCTGCCGCTGCCGAAGCCGTTGATCAGGCAGGCGTCGAGCACGGCCAGCAGCGCGCCGGCGCTACCGGACAGGACCGGGGCGCCGGTCATCGCGGAGTGGAGGAATTTGACGGTGGTGTCAGCCATGGGGAGCTCTCAAAAATTTAAGGATTGTCGACGTCGCCGCGCACCAGCAGGGTAAAGGCGTCGCTGTCGACGGTAGGCTCGCTTTGCAGGATGGAGCGGATCGCCCACACCGGGAACTCGGCGCCCACCGTGTTAAAGCGCAGCACATTGCCCGGCACCCAGCCAGCACCCCAGCCGGCCGACTCGATGGTGAAGTACGGCATGCCGGTGGCGGCGTTGAGCGGGGCGCAGGCGCTGCCGGTGTTGCCGGTGGCGATCTGGCCGATGTGCTCGCCGATCACATTGAACGTGGTGGTGTTGGTGAAGACGCAGGCCCAGCGCTCGGTCAGTGCGCCCTGGTTGGTCACCTGCAGCGGGTGGTTGATGCTGTCGTAGGTGCCGCCGGCGGCGCTGCCGATCAGGTCGTCGCTCCAGACATTACTCCAGGTGTTTTGGTCGAAGGACAGCGGCACGCGGGCGTGCATGTCGCCCGCCAGCACCGCGCTGGAAATGTAGCTGCCCAGCGGGTAACCGTGGGTCAGCGGCTTGGTGAGGGTGATCTGGCCGTTGATCTGCGCATCGGACACCAGTGCCATGTCCTCGATGCGGTGCTCCACCGTCACGGGTTGCGCGTAGCCGGTGACGTCGGTGAAGGTCACCGTGCCCGCCTCCAGATCGGCGGTGTAGCCGTCGTTGATGACGGCGCCGTCGCTGCCGAGCACGCGCACGCGTGACAGGCGCACGCGCCCGCAATTGAGCGTCTGGCCGTTGCTGACCGTGGCCGGGCCCACCGTGCCGGTGTGACCCACCACCGCCACCGTACCCTGGCGGAAGATCGGCACCCGGCCGTCGGGCGGCAGGCGCACCGGATCCAGGCCGAGGATGGCGGCGTCGAGCGGAATGTAGGAGTAACCCACCGCGTTGTAACGCAGGCTGTCCGCCTGCACGGCGGCTGGCTGCAAATAGTTCACGTCCGGAATACGCAGGTAGCGCACGTCCTGGATGCCCGGGCCGGGATCGGCGACCGCCGTGCCGAAGCGCACCGTGACGATGCCGGTTTCGTAGTCCACCTTGCCCACCGCCATGGAACCATTGATCACGCCGTTGCTGTCGGGCGAGACGGTGAACGGCGTGCCCACCGTGGGGTCAGCGCTGTAGGTGTTGGCGATGCCGGAGATACTGAAGCCGCCGTTGAACAGGGGGGCGACGGCGGTGCGGAAGGTGGCACCTTCCACCAGCATCAGCGAGGTCACGCCGTTGACGGCCGGCGTGGTGCCGCCCGACAGATTGGCCGGCACGCCCAGCAGCAGGTTGCCGGCCGGCGCGGGCCAGTCGGTCAGGAGTACGCCACGGCGGTCGCCCACCACGCCGACCGCGCCCATCACCGTGCCGACGCCGGTGGTCGCCGCCGGATTGTGCATATACTGCAGCGTGCCCTGCTGCAGCACGAAGCGATGCAAGGTCAGGCTGGCCGGCTCCTTCAGGGTAAATTCCGACACCGTGCCCGCCACCACTGGCATGAAGGCCTCGTCAAAGGTGAAGTGGTAGGTTTCGCCCGTGTCGTCAGCGCCCGCCCAGCGCGCTTTGGCGGCGTCACCGAACGACCCACCCCACCACGCCCAACCAGGATTGCCCAGGCCGGTTGATCCGTTGAGCAACGTCAGGGTCACCGAGCGCTGCTCAAACCCGGCATGGGAAATCTTGGTCACTGGCGTGGGCACCGTGGTCGGCCCATCCAGCGCGGGGATCTGCGTGTTCTCCAGCACTGTGGTAGTCACGTACAACGGCTGCTCATCCAGGAACCCGGCGACGGTTTTCGACAAGGTGCAGGCGCCGGTGCTGTAGTTGATGCTGCCCACGGTCAGGTTGGCATTCAGGGTCGGCAGCTGCAGATTGCCAGCGCCGTCGTCGAGCAGGCGGAAGACCCGGGTTTCGGAATGGTCGATGCCGGGATAGCCACGCACCGGCAACGAGGCGGCCAGCGCCAGGTCGACCGAACGCGTCTTGATCGGCGCATCCAGGGTAAAGGTCCAGGTGCTGCCGCCGTCGCCGAAGGCGGCAATGGCGGCCGTCTCCTGCACCACATTGGTGGTGGTCAGGGTGATTTCGGTGCCTTTGGGCGGCAGGACCGTGGGCAGGAACTCAATCGATCCTTCGCCGTAATTGACCGGGCCGCTGGCATCGCCCGTCAGCACGCCGCCGGCGTCGCTGGCGCTGCGCGCGGTGCCGTCGTTCCACGACAAGGCAATCGCGCCCGGCTTGAGGGCGCCGGTCACCTTGAAGGTCTTGCGGAAGGCGGCCTGCACGGCCGGGCCCAGCGGCGGCACGGCTGTGATCGAGCGGGCGGCGACCGCCGGCACCCAGGTCAGGACGATCTGGCTGCCGACATCGGGCAGGGCGCCCAGCGTCAGCGACACCGTGCCCGTGGAGAAATTCAGGGTGCCGGCGCCGAAGGCGGAATCGGCGCCGCGTACCGCGCCGCTGCCATCCTCGCTCAGCACATACCACTTGCCCTGGGCGCGGTAGCTCACCTGCAGGGTGCGGCGCGTCGGGATCGGCTCCAGCGAAATGACCCAGGTCAGGCGCTGCCCCTGCTGCGACACCGGCACGCCGATGGTTTCGCTGACGATCAGCGGGGTGGTGGCGGGATCGTAGGTCACGGTATGCGCGCCGGCGGCGCTGCCGAAGACATTGCTGCTCAAGCTGGCCACGCCGCTGTCATAGTCGATCACACCCACCTGGGTGTCGCCCACCACCAGCAAACCACCCTTGTCCGTGACGGTGATCCCGGCGCGGGTGATGGTCAGGCTGCCCGGCAGAATGCTGGCGCCGATGAACAGCGCCTGGGTGGTGGTGAAGGCCAGCGTGAAGACTTGCGTCAGTTCGCCGCCGGCGCCGATCAGGGCATTGGCCTGCTGGTTCAGGCGCGCATCGGCAATCGGCACCTCGGTGCGCGTGCTGGGCACGATCTGCGTGAAGATGCTGGCGGCCTTGAGGGTGAAGTCGCCCAGCGACGCCGCCAGCTCCAGCGGCACCACGCCGTAATAGCGCGCGGCATCGGCCACGATGCTGCTGTACAGGCGCGTCTTGCCGGTGTAGTCGATGACCGCATCTTGGCGGATGGCCGGGAAGCCCGGGAAGTCGTAGCGCAGGGTATCGGACAGGATCAGCGTGACTTCCAGGCGCTCGAACTCATCCTCGCGCTCGTCGGCAAACTTGCGCAGGCGCGACGACACCGACGTCGCCCGCACGAACTGTTGCGCCTCGCTGGACAGGCCCGGGTTTTTCAGCAGCACCAGCGTGTCGCCGATGGAGGGCGGCGCCAGCTCCTTGCGCTGCAGCAGGATGATGGCCCCCTGGCCGGCGATATGATCGCCATACAGGTAGCCGCCATAGGCCGGGCCTTGCGACAGGTAGGACTCGATGCGCAGCTTGGCGTCGGCGCGCGTGTCGAAGGTATCGCGGGTGGCGAACAGGGACACCGCGACCGCCGGGTCGTCGGGCGGGTCGGCCACGATGACGTTGGCGCCGAAATAGCCGTCCACGTTGGCGGTGCGCACCTCGGCAAATACTTTGCGCAAGTTGACGCGGCCGATGGCGCGGTCCAGTTCGGAAATGTCGTTGAAGATGCCGTTGCTGGTGCCGTCGACGATGATGTGCGAGGAGGGCGGGCCGCCGCCTTCATCCACGTCATCCATCACCAGGGATGCGACCAGCTTGATGTCGCCTGCGAGGATTGCCATTTTTATAATTCCATCAAACGTAACGTGCACAGATAGAAATCGCCCGGCGCTTCGTCCGCGAAGAAGACGACTGGGCGGGCTTCAATGGCCACGCCTTCATGCTGCCGGAACATCACCGTATAGGCGACACCGCGTAGTGTAAGGGTCAGGGTCTTGCCCGGGACTGCGGCCAGATTGCGCAGGGCGTCGACCGTGGCGCGCGTCAGCCAGGCACTGCTGTCATCCGGCGGCTGCAGCGTGATCGGCCGCCCGCCGACCTTGGCGGCGCTTTGCACCACCAGGGCGCCGGTGATGGTGCGCTGGGCGCTTTGCTCGACCGCGTTCCAGCTGTGCTCATCAGGCCAGAACAGGTCATCGGGCAGCGGCACGGTACTGGTGCCGTCGGTCAGTTGCGTGGTCATGAGGTGGTCCTTTGCGCGGCATCACCCAGTTGCCGCAATACATTGGTCAAATTGCTGGCGTCCTGCGCGCTGGCGGTACGGATCGCCGTGGTGCCGCCGAACAGCTGGATATTCACGGTATGCGTGGTGCCCGCCTGATTGGCGGGCGCTGGCTGACTGCCGCCACCCGTTGCGTCATTGCTGCGCTCGCTCAGCGCGCGCACCTGGTCCAGAATGGCCTTGGCGTCGCGCGCCCGGCCGGCGGCTTGCTGGCTGGTGTTTTGGCCAACAAACGCCTGGTTGATGCTCGACAGGGTGGCGGCATTGGCCGTTTCCGCCATATAGGCCGCCTCGGCCGCCGCCAGGTCGCTCGGGCTCAGCAGGTTTAGGTCGCGCTTTTGGCGCAGCACGGCGATCGCATCCTGGTCCATGCCGATCTGCGTTTTCTGCACGAAGCCATCGACCGGACGCCCGTCGGCGCCCACCACCGGCGCCTCGCCGGGGCCCAGCGTGGTGCCGCCGCGGCTGTTGCGCAGACTGCGGCCCAGGCGGTCGGCATGGGCCGCAGCACGGCCCATGGCCTCGCCCATGGCATCGTAGCCGTCCACCGAGCCAGCCGCGGCTTGCCCCGCCTCGCGCGCCACGCGCGCCAGGCGCTCGGTGCGGTCGGCGATCTCCTCCGTGACTTCGGCCTGTTTCAGCTTGGCCTTGGCCGACAACTCCTCCGCTTCCAACGTCTTTTTCATGGCCTCGGTCAGCTTGCCCTCCAGCGCCAGCTGTTGCCGCTTGACGGCCAGGGCCGCCAGGGACGCCTCGGCCTCGGCGCGCTGCGCCTGGGCCTGCAGGTGCAGCAGCTCGATTTCCAGTTGCTTGACGCGGTTGGCCGCCTCGGCCGCTAGGCGGAGGTCGCCCTTCGCTTCCGCCACAGCCTGGGTCGAGCGCGCCTCCTCGAGGGCCAGCCGTAGCGTCTGTTCGGCCAGGCCGAACTGCGCCTGCTGGGCGCGCGCGGCTTCCTGCAGCTTGGCCAGCTTGTCGGTCAAGGCGTCCAGGTACAGGCGCTCGGCGGCGGCGGCCTCGCGGGTGGCGGCCGTCACCTCCTCCGTGCTGGCCTTGCCCTGCTTCTGCAGCCACGTCATGTGCTCGACGGCGGCGGTGGCCGTGGTGTAGGCCGCCTGCAATTCATTGACGCGCGCAGCGTTGTCTTTCAGTGTCTCGGCGGCGGCGCGCCGTTCGGCCGCCTCGGTGCGCAGCGACTCGGTCACCTCGCGGTTTTTCTGCAACTCCAGCGTCTTCACCTGCACCGACTTGGCCAGGGTTTCGATGGCCTCGCGCTGCTTCTCCTCCTTGTTGGCGCTGGCGTTGTAGAGTGCGATCTCGGCGTCAAGCTGCGCCTTCAGCACATTCAGCTGCAGCTGCAGGGCGGCGGTCAGCTGCGCCTGGGCGGCGGCATTGGCGGAGGCAGCGCTGGCGGAGGCGGCGCGGTTTTTGGCCTCGTCCCCGGACAGGCGCGCCACCTCCTGCGTGGCGGCGCCTTCCGCTTTTTTGGCGTCCAGCTGGGCCTTGGCCAACGTCACCTGCTGCTCGACACTGGTATTGACCTTGTCGTAGGCCACGCCCAGCTGGGTCCAGGACGTGCTGGCCGTCCCGGCAGCAGCGGCGGCGGCCGTCGTGGCGCCCGCCACCTGTCCCTGGGCGGCGGCATTCTTGCCGGCGGCCGCCGCGGTGGACTCATGCGCTGCCGCGTGACCCGCCACCACCGGCGTGGCGGCACCGACCACCGCCGTGGTGTACTCGATCTTGTCGCCAACCAGGCGAATCATGTCGCCGGCGTGTGCCGACTTCTGCCCCAGGTTCTCGAAGTTCTTGCCGCCCGTCGTGGTCACGCCCTCGATGCGCGCGGCCAGCGCCTGCAGGCGCGCCTCGGATTCCACCGTCACGTCCTCGAAGGCTTTCTTGGCCGTGTCGGAGAAGCCGCGGAAGTGCACGCCCTGGTCGGCGATGTCGGCGGCGGCGATGCCGATGCGCTTGCCCAGCACGGTGAACGACTCGCTGGCCAGGGTGGCGGTGAAGGCCAGGTGCTCCAGCACGCGCAGCGCGCCTTCGGCGAAGCCGCCCACCGCCTTACCCAGCGCGCCCTGCCCCAGGTCCTGCGCCGTTTCCGTCATCACGTTCTTGAAGCGGGCCCAACGTGCCGACAGCGTGTCGACGTCGCCGCCACCCGTCTCCAGCGCCCGCTGCAGCGCCGGGAACACTTCCGACGCCAACAGCTGCCCGTTGCGAGCCAGCTTTTCCATTTCTGCCACGGTGATGCCCAGGCCCTGCGCCACTTTCGGCAACGCGCCTGGCAGGGCGTCGCCCAGTTGCCCGCGCAACTCCTCCATCTGCACCACGCCCTTGCCGGCCATCTGCCCCAGGGCATTGAGCATGTCGGCCACCTTGTCGCCCGACAGGCCGAGCGTGGCCGCGTTCTTGGTCAGGGTGGCGAACAGGCCGTTGACGGTGGCGACCGGGATGCCAGCCGACTGCGCCGAGGCGGCGAACTTGACGAAAGCGCCGGAAATCTCGCCCACCGACACGCCGGCGCTTTGCGCCGTGTCGCGCAGGAAGGCGATCTGCGCGGCGGTGGCCTGCGAGGAGCCGTACACCGCCTTCAGACCCAGCTCCAGCTTCTGCAGATCGACATTGGCCTGCACCGCCTCCGTGCCCAGCTGCGCCGCTTGGTAGGCGATGTTCTGGATCACGTTGGCGAACAGGGCGCCGGCGGTGAACTTGCCGATCGAGGTATTGAGCCCATTCGACAGGCGGTCCATCACCGTCAGCTGACCGTTGGCCGCACGCAGCTCGCGCTCGAGCGTCTTGATCCGCGCCTCGCCGGCCGCCATGGCCTGCGCCAAGCCGGTGCCGGAGGCGCCCGCCGTGTCACGGATGGTCGCCAGGGCGCCGCGCACCTGCGCCAGCTCCTGCTCGATCTGCTGCGCCGAGCGCACGCCGATCACGCCAAAGGCCTGCTGCAGCGCTTCCTGCGCATGGCGGGCCGCGGCCGCGGTTTCCTGGGCTGCCGCCTCCTGCTGCTGCGCGGCCAGCTTGGCCGACAGGGCGGCGGCCTCGGCGGCGCGCTGTTGCGCCTGCTCGGCGGATACCACCTGTTGCGCGGCGGCGGTGCGGGCGGCGGCAGCGGCCTGGGCCGAAGCCACGCTGGCGGCGTTGCTCTGCGCAATGTGCTGCTGGATGGCCGACAGCTGCTCGTACGCCTGGATTTCCCGCTGGGCCGCGGCGCGCGTCTGTTCGAAGGCCGATCCCACCTGCGCCTGGGCTTCGGCCAAGGTCTTGGCGCTGATGCCGACCCGGGCGGCGGCGGCGTTGGCCTCGTTCAGCGCATCGCGCTGACTGGACAGTTGGCGGGCGAACCCGTCGGCCTCGCGGCTCGCCCCCTGGTAGGCAGTGCCTGCCGCCCGCAAGGCGCGCTCCGAGGCGGTCAAGGCCTGACTGGTCTGCGTCAAGGCATCGCGCTGGTCACCTTGCTGGCGGCGCAGCGTGGCCAGCTCCACGCCCAGGCGCACGTTTTCCGCGATGTACTCGGCGGTTTTCTTGGTGGCGCCATCGGAGGAAGCCTTCAGGAGGTCCTGTGCCTCCTTGGCGGCGCGCACCTCACGCGAGGTGGCGGCCAGCGCCTCGCGGGCGGACACCTGGGCGGCGCGCACAGCGTCGGTCTGCGCCCGTTGCTCGGCCAGGGCGGCGTCCAGCTCGTTGGCGCGCAGCTTGGCCTGTTCGAAGCTGTCGGCAGTGGTGTTGAGCTCGGCCTCCAGGCGCGCCATGTTGTCCACGGCGGCGCGCTGGGTGCCGATCTTGCGCAATTCCTCGGCCAGGCGCGTGAACTCCGGGGCGGCGGCGCCACCCTCCTTCGCCAGCGCTTCCAGCGTTTTGACCATGGCATCCACCTGCTCGGTGCCGCTGGTCATGACGCTCAGCTTGAGCGCGATGTCTTTGACGTCAATTGCCATAAGGATCGATCAAAATAAAACGGGGTGGCGGGAATCACCCCGACACCCCGCGCCTGCGGTCACCACCGTCAGGGCCGATAGGTCGCAGACCGGCCGGGTTAGCTGGCCGTCTTGTTCAGCTGCACGGAGAACGGCGAGGTCATGCCGGCCGGGGTCTTCATGCGGCCCTCCAGCGGCACGGTGGCGAAGTCATCCTGCAGGAAGTCGAAGGCCGACTTGGCGGCGATCGAGGCTTCATGCACGGTGACGATCACCGGCAGCTGGTCGGCGAAGTTGATGCCGTCGAACTTGAAGCGGGCGCGGATCTGCGCCTGGGTGGCACCGTCGACCTTGGTGGCGGAGACGGCATTGTAGGTGCCATTGATCTTCAGCACCTCGTCGGCAGCAATAGCGCCGCCGGCCAGCGGCTTGACCCAGCCCATGCGGTAGTTCACCACATAGTCGGTGTTTTCGTCGTAGGTGGTGGCGCCGGTGCTGTCTTTCACCACCACAGTGGCGAAGTTCTGCTTGCCCAGGTCCAGCCACTTCTCCAGCTTGGCAGTGAAGTCGGTGGCAGTCAGGGTGCCGGAGGCCTGGTTGAAGTCGGACGAGGTGCCCGCCAGGGCGGTCGCCATGGAACGGTGGTTGACCTCGGTGAACTCCAGCGAAAAATCGTTTGGCTTCGGAATGGCCACCGATTCGACCACTTGGCCGTAGGTGGTCTTGCCGCGCGAGGTCATTTCCTTCCGGTCGGAGTCGACCTTGATCTCGAATTTTTTGGTTTCAAAAGGACCCTCCCATGGGCCGAAGTCGGCGGTCAGGGGGTCGTAGAATTGGGCGTAGACATCGCCTGCGCCAAGGAAGCCACGGGAAGACATAATGCGATCCTCTCAAATGAGTAAGTCGGTACTGCGTTGAAGTGTAAGGGACGGCCCCATGCCGCCCCCTGCGGCCATATTGCGGCTACGGCGACGCCAAGTTCTCCACGATTTCCGCGTCGACCACGATCGAAGCATTGACGATGCGTGCCCCATCCTCGCGGCGACCGATGGCACGGCCGTGGTAAAACAGGCGCCGCACGCGGTCGCCGAAGCTGCGGTCGCCATCGAACAGCGCGCGCTTCAGGTCGGCGATGATGGCGTGCGCCGCGTCGTTCGGATGATCCGGATCGCACGGCGCGTGCCCTTCGATGAAATAGCGCTGCATCAGATGGACATCCGAGAGCTTCATGCGGGTGGGACCGCCCGCCAGGCTCGCCGCTTGGCTGTCGCCATCTTTTTTGTCGCCCGCTTCGTAGATCACGCAGCAGGGCACGTCGCCCTCGTCGATGCGGCCCTTGCCGCGAAACACGGTCAGGCCGATATCGGTCTGGAAGCCGTTGGCGATGGTGATGGTTTCCAGGCGGGCGGCCAGCGCCAGCGACAGGTCATGCGACAGGGAAATCGGCATCAAAGTACTCCTTCAAACGCCTCGCCGACCAGAAAATCCACCTCGTCGGAAATGCGTTGTGTTAAATCGGCCTCGACCTGGCCGGTAATGACCGGAATCACATGGCGGAACAGCTGCCAGGGCGACGGGCCGCGCAGCGCCTCGAGCGATCCCTTGCCATGCCGGCCGCGCTGGCGGCTGACCGCCAGCAGATAGCCGCGCACCGGAATCAGGAACGAGTAATGGTTACCGGAGGCCGATTGGCTAAAATGCGCCGGCACCCCGCGCCTGACCGAGACATCAAAGCCGGTGGCTTTCATGTTCACCGGAACGCCCAGTGCCGCATTGCCGGTGCGCGGCTTCCAGAGCAGCGCCTTGGAGCGGTCGCGCGGATTGCGGCCGTAAGCGCCCGGCTTGAAGCTGCCATTGGGCCAGCGCACGGCGGCGCTGGATGGCGTGGCACCATACGACGGCGCCAGGGTGGTGCCGCGCACGCCACGGCGCAGCGCCGTGATGGTGGCCTCAGGGCGGCCCGGTATCGCCGGATCCAGCCGCATCTGGCTGTCCACGTAGGCGGGCGGCAAGTTGATGTTGGCCAGCATGTGCTCCTGCGCCAGGGCGTAGGCACTGGTCGCGCTGGCGTTGACCGCCTTGACGGCCGCCTCGGTCAGCGACGCGCTGTTGATCTTGATCAGGGCCTTGGCGGCTTTGGTGATGCCCGCCACATCGATGTCGATGGACAGCTCCACATCACACCTTGCGCAGGATGAAGCGGCCAGCGTAGCCGTTGTGGGCCGTGAAGGGCTCCAGCACATACTGCGTGGCCACCGCCCAGCTGCCATCGGGCTGCAGCGCCAGCATATTCAGGGCATCCCCCGCCGTCGGTGCATGGCGCAGGTCGATGGTGGCCACCGAGCGCTGCATGACCACCTCGCCGTACTCGCCGGCCACATCGACCCCATGCTCGATATTGACCAGAATGGGCGGCTCCACCGCTTCACCGCGCAGCATCGCCGGCTCACCGAGGTGAGCCAGGATGCGGTCCGTCAGTCGCGTGAACGCCGCCAACGCCATTTTAGATGGACAGCTCGACCACCGCGTCGGGGCGGGTGCACAGGGAAATCGGGTTGGACTGCGCCTCCAGCTCCACGCCCTTGTTCATGCGCATCGCTTCCTGCTTGGCGTAGTATGGCAGACCGTTGGTATTCACGGTTTCCATGTAGTCCGCCGGCGCGAAGTTGGTGACGAACAGGTCTGGCACGCCTTCTGGTACCAAGTGCGCCTTGTTGGCTTCGATGAAGCGGGTGCCGTTGACCTGGCCGCGGTACTCCTCCCAGGTGACACCACCCCAGGTGAAGCCGGAGCGGTGATCCTGCGAAATGAACTGACCGCCCGCCTGCGCCCAATTCAGGTAGGCCTTCTCGACCGCCGGGTGCGCCACCAGGGCATCGAAGAACTCGGCCGAACAGAAGGCACGCAGGCCCGAGTACATCAAGCCGCCCAGCTTGTCTTCCATCTTGCGCTTGGCCGCCATGATCGACAGGATCACCTTGGTGGCGTCATTGTCCAGCACCATATCGTGCGTGGTCTTGGTCAGGTCGAACTGCGTGAACAGGTCCAGCAGCACGGTGGAACCGTCGGCATCCAGCACCTGCCCCTTGATGGCGCCAATGCGGTGGTATTCCAGGGTCACGTCGATGTTGCGGCGCATCTTTTCCAGGCGCTTGTTGACCAGGGTCTGCACCGATTCGACTTCAGTTTCGGAGCCGAAGGCGCGCACGTTCTGCACTTCATCGGCGATCACCGCATCCGACTGTGGCAGGTGCACAGTGTTGAACGGGATCATCCTGCGCTTGTCGCGCGGGTTGACCAGGCCACGGGCATTGCCGCGCTGGGCCGCCGGCACCAGGCTCAAGGACTGGCCTCGGCGCTCGATGGACAGCGCGGTGGTGGTGATGCCCGATTCGGTGAACAGCTTGAGCTCGCCGATGCGCGTCGGTTGGTGCGGCAGATCGTTGATCGCCTTGGTCAACGACTGCACGCCAAAGGCGTCGTTGTTGAAAATGTCGAGGGATGGCATGTAATGACTCCTTTGAATTAGTCAGGGTGGCGGGATTAGCGGACGATGATGCCGAGGGCCGCCAGATCCACCTTGCCCGGCGCGTCGATGCCGGTCAGGGCCGAGTTCAGCACTTCCGCCTGGCGGGCGATGATCACCGCCTTCTGGTCGGCCGCGCTATCCGGCACATTGGTGTACAGGATGCCAGCCGCGACTTCCGAGCCGTCGGAGGCGGCGTTGTTGTAGGCCACATACTTGCCGCTGGCGGTGATCTTGCCCATCACGGTACCGGCGGCCAGGGCGGCAGCCGCTGCTGCGACGGTGACCTCCTCGCGGCTGATGGTGCCATTGCCTTCGGACAGGATGAACTCGCCAGTGTGCTTGCCTTCAGTGAGAATCGTCATGACTCTGCTCCTTTATTTAATGGGATTGCGATTGCGACGTGCAGCCCAAATTGACGCGGTGGTGACCGCTGCGGGCTGCGATGTCGCTCTCGCCGCACCTGGGTTGCTCTGGTTGGTATCGATGGCCGTGCCGGCGTCCTGGTCGGCCAGCGCCGTCAGCAGGGCGGCCCGCACATCGGCCAGCGTTTTCGATGCCTTGATATGGGCGGCGGCGGCCTCCGGCTTCTTGGCCAGGGCGCACAGCGCCTGGATCTCGCGGGCCACGGCAATATCCGCCTGTACGGCCGGGAGATCGGTGCCGCGCATGGCGAAGACCAGCGCGAAATCCGCCAGGCCTGCCTGGGCTGCCAACAATGCCACCTGGTCGGCGAATGCCGGGTCGACCGTGGTCGTGCCCTTGTCGTCCTGCTGCGCATCCTGGTAGGCGGCCTGCACGTTGGCGGGCAGGCAGTCCAGGTCGAAGCTAGCGACCGCCTTCAGGGCCGGCTCCACCTCGTCGGCGAAACCCAATTCCTTGGCTTCGGCGGCGGTCAGGTAAGTCTCATCGGCCAGCAGCGTCTTGATTTCGTCCTCGCTCTTGCCGGTGCGCGCCACGTAGGTAGCCACCAGGCTGGCACCAATTTTGTCCAGCACGTCGGCGAATTCACGCAGTTCCTCGGCGTTGCCCTTGGTGACGGCCCAAGGATTGTGCACCATCATGAAGGCGTTTTCCGGCATGACGATCTTGTCACCCGCCATGGCCACCACGCTGGCGATGCTAGCGGCGACGCCGAGCACCTTAACGTTGATGGTCTTGCCCGAATTGCGCAGGGCATTGTAGATGGCAATACCGTCGAAGACGGAGCCGCCTGGCGAATTGATCGACAGGTTGATTTCGTTGGCTTCGATGCGCTTCAGATCATTGATGAAGCGCTGGGCGTTGGTGCCAAACGCGCCGATCTCGTCATGGATCGAGATGTCGCCCGGGGCGCCGGGGGCTTGTGCTTTGATTTCGTACCAGGTGCGCATGATTTGTCCCTTTTGCGATTGGATTGGATTGTAGAGGCGAAGGCTTTTCCGTCCCCTGCGGCCCGATTGCGGTCAGACCAATGTGGCGCGGCGGTCGTGCTCGGTGCGGTTCGGACGGTAGCGGCGCCGGTCGTGGATGACGAAAATGGCAATGCCCACATTCAGCACCACCTCGGCCGCTGGCGGCAGCGTATAGCCAAACATGGGGCCCGTCAGCACGCCGAACGCGCCCGTCGTGATGAAGACCCACGCCATGCGAATCCAGCGGTCGGTGGTGGCACTCATGTTGTTCACCGCCTGGAATAGGCCGATCCCCAGCACCAGGCCGGCGCACACGAAATTGATGGAGAGAAGGAGATTATTCAGCATTTTTCGCGCTCCCGATCAGAGTGCTCAAGCGGCGGATCAGCGCCGGGAAGATGGAGTGGAGACTGATGCCAATCGCGGCGCCGGCGGCGAGGCGCAGGAAGTCGCCCAGTTCGGACAACCAGGGGAAGTAGTGCAGGGCGGCCGTGGCGATCACCGGGCCAAAGAAGCCGGCCGCCACCGCCGCGGTCCCGACCGTGCTGGCTACCTTCAGGCGCGACATCGGCGGCAGGTGCGAGAGCGAGAGCAGGCCGCCAAAGAAGCCAGCCAGCAGCATGTCGTAATGCACACCGAAGATCGAGCCGGTGATGGTAATCACCCCGGCGCCGATGGCGATGCCGGTGGCGGTGCTTGGTTCTGCCATGATGCTCCTTTTTATTGTGGGTTCCGCGTGGTCATGGTCGCCATCACTGCCGCGCCAGCATCATGCTGACCCACACGCCATTGCCGGGTGCGACGGTGAAATTGACCGTTTCGAGATAGCCATCAAAGGCCACCGTGTAATCCTTGCCGCTGCCAGCGCGCTTCAGCGTGCCGGCTTGGTGTACTGCTCGCACCGTATAGCCGGCCGGCAGCACAAAGGCGGTCTGCGACGTCACCGCATCGACGTCACGGAACGTCGGCAGGCGGGCCTGCGCCAGGCGCGCCTCGTCGCGCCGGCGCAGTTCGTCGCGCAACGCCATGGAAGGCTGGGTCAGGCGGGCCGAGGTCGCGCCGCCCTGCAGCAGGGCGCCATGGTCGGACGCCAGCGAGACGAGCGCCCCCACGCTGGTCGCTTCGCTATCGACGCGCAGCAGGCCATGCAGCGCACTGCGACCCCAGGAGGTTCCCACCTGCAGCACCTCGGTGGTGTCGTCGAAGGCCTGGGTGGTAACGCCGCTGCTGGTGCCGGCCAGTGTGCATTGCGCCCCCGCCAGGAACAGCGGCGCCTCATCGCGGTACATGTGGGCGATCTGGTCGTCGCTGGGCGCGGTGGCGCCGATGCGCAGCAGCGCCAGTTTGGCGGCGGCGCCGGTGTTGGATACCACGCCATTGCCGACCCGCAGCGCGGCCGTGGTATGGCTGATATTGGCGGTATTGGCGACGCCGCTGGCGGTGTCCTTAATGCCATTGAAATAAGCGGACAACACGCCCGCCTTGCGCACCAGGTCAACCTTGGTGGTGGTGCCGACATACAGCACGTTGTTGGTGACCAGGCTGGCACCGGTCAGGGCGTTTTGCAGCGCGAAGGTCACCTTGCCATCGCTGGCGATGAAGACGTAGATACGGCCGGCGGTGGAGCTGGCATCCCCGCGCTCGAGCACGATCTGCGTGGCGGCCTGCGTATTGACTGCCCAAAAACTGATCCACACATCGCCGGTGCCGAAATCCAGGTTGCTGGCGTACGGCTGCTCCAGGTAGTTGCTGGCACTGAAGCCGCTGTAGAACATCAGCTGGGCCCCGCTGGCCACAGCCGTCTTGGTGATGCTACCGACGATCGGCAGGCCTGCCGCCTTCACGCAGCGGTCTGGCTCAACCACCTTCACCGACACGTTGTCGACGTCGTAGGTGTCGCCATTGACGCAGTTGCTGGCGCCGCTGACGGTGATGGTGCTGGTGGTGGAGGTGGCCACGAAGTCCAGGGCGTAGGTGCCCGGCACGGTGCCGATAAACAAGGCCGCCCCCGGCGCATTCATGTTCAAGGTCTTACCGGAGGTCGCCACGTACTGCATCTGGAAGCGGTAGGTGCGGCCCACCACCGTGGTGATGTTGTAGTTGGCCAGCGGGCTGGCGCCGCTGGCGGTGACGCGCATGGCACCGCTGACTACCGACAAGGAGGCAACGCTTGGCGTCCAGCCCGTGGTCAGGCCGCTACCAAAGTCTCCGTTACCCACCAACTCGGCGCCGACACTGATGTTATCCCAGCGCGATGTGCTGGAGGCAGCTTGCGCATCCGTGATCACCACGTACGTCGTGGTTGCCGTGGCGGTGAACGCCACCGACTTGGACCCGGCGACACCATAGCCAGACGAGGCGATGGCGGCACCATAGTCCGCGCCCGACGTCGGCACCGCGTTACCAACCGAAATTTTGGAAGATGAGCTGGTTGCCGAGATCAAGTCGGCAGTCAAGGCGTATGCTTGGCCAATCACCGTGGTAATGGCTTGGTAAACATGGACGTAGGTCGAGGTGCCGCCCTGAGTAATAAGACCGCCCCCCGCGTTGTAAGCGAACGTAGCGCCATTGCCGCCAGAAACCAGGGTCCAGCCCGCAACACTGGTGTTAAAGGTGCCGTTGGACACCAGCTCTCCACTGGAAACGGTTTCAGCCACAACATCTGACAGCCAAGCACCGCGAATATCCCCGACCATCCAGCCGCTGTTCCAGTCCTTGCAAATATTGGCCACCATGCCGGCCACATAGGAGGACGGGTTATCCCGCAGCAGGGTAATGCCCGATGGCGCGCTCAGCGCCACGCCGCTGCGACCGATGGTGCATGGGCCGGAGACGCTGGAGGCGCCGAAGTTCCAGGTGGTGCTCGGCGTGGAGCTGGCGGCATATGACTTCAACGCGGCGTAGCCAGCGCCAAGCTCCCCCGGCGCGCCATAATACAAGCTGGCGTTGTTGGCATAGTCGGCCGCCCACAAATTATTGCGGCGGTCAAACGCCACGCGATAGAACGCACTCGACACGGAACTATGGCGCGTCAGGCCGGAATCCTGCAGCACCGAGACGCCGCTGCTGGTGGCGACCGCCACCGTGGCGACCGGCAAGTTGGTGGCCGGATCAACCGGGGCACCAGGCAGGGTGGTGACGGCGATATCGTTGACAACATTGCTGGCCAGCGGCGCATATTTGGGGCCGCGATTGTCAAAGCCGAGCGCGGCGTTGCGCTGGCCGACGGTGCCCAGGTAGGGTCCGGTGTACAGCGTGGACGAGTACACCATGTAGCCGCTATCGGCCACCAGATTGGCCAACACCATGCCGTTGCCGGAATAGCCGAAATACAGGATGCCGTTGAGGGCGGCGGCGGCCTGCAGCGACAGGCGCGCCAAGCCGCCGGCAGCCCCAACGAACACCATCCACATCGGGCAGTTCGGTGCCGTCATGTCGTACACCACGACGCGCGCCGCCTCGGCCACGATGGCGGCCAGCTGCGGGAACTCGCGCACATTGCCGCGGAAGACCTCGGTCTGGCCGCTGCCCGCGTTCAGCTTGTAGAACTTGCCGTCGGTGGTGTTCTGGTAGTAGTCGTTGGTGGTGGCACCGGAGACGGCGCGGCAGGCCGCCTCGTTGGCACGCTGCCCCTGCCAGTTGCCCGACAAAGTCTCCGCATACCAGCTGGTGGCGCCGCAGCGCTGGCGCCAAGCGCCACCGTCACTGTCCTTGGCGGTGTCGTACAGGATTGCCTTGACCACGGCACCGCTGTGCAGCGACTGCGCCAAGGCGTTGAGCGACAATGCGTCGGCCGTGACGGTGCCCGTCAGCGCTGGTGCCGCCAGCGGCGCCTTCAGGGCCAGCGCTGCCGCCTGCGCGTTACTGACCGGCTTGGCCGCATCGGCCGTGTTGTCGACGCTGCCCAGGCCGACCGCCGTCTTATCGAGGGTCTGCCAGGTCTTGTCGCCACGCCAGTATTGCGCGGCGGTGCCGGCGGCGATGCTGGCCTCCTTGCCGTTCAAGGCGGTTTGCTGCGCGTTGGAGACGGGCTTGTTGGCGTCGCTGGTGTTGTCGACGTTGCCGAGGCCGACGGACGCCTTGTCGTGAGCCTGCCAGGTTTTGTCACCGCGGTAGTATTGGCCGGCCGTGCCGGCCGCCAAAGTCGGCTCCTTGCCAGCCAGGGCGGTATAGACCGCATCGCTGGACGGCACCGTGCCGGTGGCGCCGGCGCTGATGATCTGCGTGATGGTGAAGTGGGCCCCGGTGAGGCCCCAATTGGCGGCGGTCTGGCCCGGCGCATCAACCAGGGCGCGCACCTGCTCGTCGACGATGACATTCTTGCCGCCCAGGGTGCCGGGCACGCTGATGCGCCAAATGTCGCCCTTGACGATAGCACCGGCGGCACCGGAGCCACCACTCGACGGGAAGACATTGCCACTGGCGTCGTAGTTGCCACGGTCGTCGTACAGGCCGACCACCAGGCCATCGGCGTAGGTCTTGGCCGTGGCCAGCACGGCCGCATCGGCCGTTGCCTGCGCGGTGCTGACCGGCTTGGCGGCATCGGCCGTGTTGTCGACGCTGTCCAGGCCGACCGCCGTCTTATCGAGGGTCTGCCAAGTCTTGTCGCCGCGATAATACTGCGCGGCACTGCCGGCCGCCAGGCTCGGCTCCTTGCCGGCCAGGGCGGCCGCCGTGGCGGTGCTGATCGGCTTGTCGGCGTCGGCCGTGTTGTCGACATTGCCCAGCGCCAGCTGCTCCTTGGTGGTGCCGTGCGGATTGTTGATATCGGCGACATGGTCGGTCAACAGCGCCAGCTGGTCGGTGATCTGGCGCTGTACCTTGCCCAGGGCGGCCAGTACGCTGTCGCTGGCGGTGATGACGGCATTGGTGGCGGTGGACAGGCCGGCCAGCAGTGTGGCACGCACGCGCGCGGCCGTGTGATACAGCGCATTGCCGCTGCCGCCTTCCGGCACCACATCGGTCGACAGGTCCGTGATGGCTGCCGCCGTGTGCGTGTGCGGGTTCGGGTCGGCCTTCGGCGCCTCCCAGGTCAGCGGGCTGATGCTGGTGAGAATCCAGTAACTACGCTCGTCGAGCTGTAACGCCAGCCGCCCCACCAGATCGGAATTGGTGATGGTGGCGTTGGTGCGCGCTAGGGCGTTGGCAAACTCCCAATTGTGGGGCGGGTGAATTTCACCCTGTGGCGCGGCGACGTGTTCAATAGTCATGCTCTTGGCTCAAACAAATAAGGTCACTAAGTAATGACCACCGGCACATTGCCGATCGTCATGCCCAGGCCATTGACGGTGACCTGGTTTGGATCCAACTCGGTCGGCGTGCCGACCAGTGCCAGAAAGTCAGCCCAAGTCAGGCGCACCCAGCGGCCATCCTGCTTCAACACCACCTCCTCCGGCACCACCGCCGGGTCGCCGGGAGGAAGGCTGCTGAGATCCATTCCACCACTCCCGCCCGCCGCACCACCAGGGCGGCCGGGCGGTCCAAGCAGGTCGACCAGGTCGCCCCACTTGTCATTCGGCTGCCTGAACTGCAGCTTGGTGCCCTGCCAGCGGTGCGCCGGCGCTGGCCCCGGCTTGCCGGGCGGCCCAGGCTCTCCAGGCGGCCCCGGCTCGCCCTGGTCACCCTTGGGGCCGGATTTGCCGGGCTCCCCCGGCTCGCCCTGGACGCCCTTGGGCCCGGGTTTGCCAGGCGGCCCCGGCTCGCCCTGGTCACCCTTGGGGCCAGGACTGCCCTGGTCGCCCGGTTCGCCCTGGGGACCAGGCTCCTTGGCCACAATGCCAATCCGGTCTTCGACCGCGCGCAGGCGGGCGACAACCAGCGCCAGCAATTCGATTTCACTCGGTTGCTGGCTCATGGCTCGGAGGCGTCAGGGCGTCCACGATCTGCTGGCGCAGCGCCAGGGTAGCGACATCCATCGCTTGCTGGGTGGCACTTGGCTCCTTGGTGGAAAAGAGCGCCAGGATGGTGGGCAGGTTGTCGGTCAGCGCCTTGATCAACTCCACCCCGGCATTGCGCGGGTATTCATTCGGCGCCACATTGTCATCCTCGCTGGCGGCCTTCTTGGCGCCCGGCTTGGCTGGGGTGGTGGCGCCATTGGGCGCAGCGGGCGGGACGATCGTCAGGCCCAGTCGATCCTCGCGCGCCTTGCCCGCCGCCCGCTCGTCATCCACCACTTCCGGATCATCGCCGCGCTCGGCAATGACCGAATCGCGCGAGCGGATGCCAGCCTCGATCTCAATCTTCTTGCCGGTGGCATCCTGGACAGGGTGGATGTAGGCCCAGCCCTGAGGCGCCCACTCGACCGCCTTACAGTCCTCGCTATCCCCGCGGGCAATCTCCCCTGCCAGGACGGCGAGGTCCACCCAGGCATCCATCACGCGCTGGCACAGCATCGGGATGATGATGTGCCATTGCCGCTGCTCGGCGTAGCGGCGGAACTCGTTGATGATCACGCGCAAGGTCCGGTCGGAGACTTCCTTGATGTCGCCGCTCAGCACCTCGTACGGCAGGTGCTGGCCGGCCGCCGTACCCATGTTCTGCTGGCGCATGTATTCGCCATACGTGGTCCCAGCCTCCGGCGGGTTGGCAAACTGCATTTCCTCGCCCGGCATCAGCTCCTGGATCAGGCCGGGCGCCAGCGGCGCCAGCGGCTCGCCGTCGGCATTGGTCTTGATCGGCATGCCAGTCAATGGGTCGATCGCATCCCCGGACGGCATCTGCTTCTTGATGAACAAGGTGAACAGGTTAGCCAGCTTCTGGCGCTCCAGGACCGCATCGTCGAAGTCGGCGACATTGCGCAGGCGCGCCAGCACCGGCGCAAAATCCGGCACGCCACGCAGCTGGCCGGGGCGTTTCGGCTCAAAGATATGCAGCATCTGGTCGGCCGGCACGCGGATCAGCTGGCTCATGTCGACGACGGTGGACACGCCGTCGGCCGGGTGCTCCTTGTAGACCCAGTAGGCCACCCGCTGGCCACTGTTGTTGAGCTCGATGCCGCTGCGAATGCGATTCCCTTTCGGCAGGCCGCTGTAGCTATCGGCATCCAGCATCGGCACGAAGTCAGCCTCGATCAGCTGCAGCTGGAGCGGCACCGCCATGCCGGCATTGGCGCGGCGATAGCGCAGGCGACAGAACACTTCGCCCGACTCAAGCCAGGAACCGGTCGCCAGGGCCTGCTGGCCGTAGAAATTGAGAATACCGTCGGCATCGGACTGCTTGCACCAGTTCGCCCACAGTTGCTGGTAGCGGCGGCGCTTGGCGTGGTTGGTGATGGCGCGGAAGCGCGGCTGGATGCCGGTGCCGATCAGGTTGGTTTTCCAGCGCTGGACGCCGGCGGCGCCGGTCCAGTCGTTGCGCACAGCGTCGCGCGAACGGTCGCGGATCTTCGGCAATCCCTTGATCGCGCGGTTCGGGCCGCTGTTCGGCGGGTTCCACCCCTTCATGCGGCGGCCGCCGCCGCCAGCATCGTACTGTGCGCGCGGTGCGAGCGGCGCGCTGGGCACACCAAAGAACTCGCTGGCCCACGCCGGGGTTGCGCTGATATCGGCCATATTGCTCATTCGTTGTACCCCCGGCCGGCATAGTAGGCATACGCCCGGCGCTTCGGCGCCTGACCCGAGGCCTCGGCGTTTTGGTTGGCCAGCTCCGTGCGCAAGTCGTTGCGCGCCTTGATCAAGTCATCAATGGAGCGGTAGGTGATGCTCTGTCCACCCAGCGTGACCTGACGCTCACCGGAAGCGATGGCGGCATTGAGAGCATTGATGTCGGCGGTAGTGACAGGCATGGCGTCAGCGGCGGATTGGGCAATGGCGCATTATTGCCGCGCGCCCGACGCCGAGGACTGCGGCCAGATTGCGCCACCCGGGAAAACGCGGAATTTAGAAGTATGATTTCAAACATGACGACCAAACCACCGACCCGAGGCGGCGCGCGGCGTGGCGCTGGCAGGCCGCCCATGACCGGCCGGCCGATGGAGCACACCACGATCACGCTCGACGCACTGACCCTGCGCAAACTCAGGGTGCTGGGCAATGGCAATGTCTCGGAGGGCGTGCGGATCGCCGCCGAAGTCGCGTTCGACCGCTACCAGGCGACACCCTAACCCAGGTTAGGGCGGGAGGAGCGCCGCGCGCGCAGCGGGGGCGCGGTCGGGGGAGGCAGCGGTGGACGCTCGTCAGGAATCGCGGCGACGACCGTGTTGTCCTGCATGGCGCGGCGCTCCTCGCGGCTGATCAGGTCGGAATTCTGCGCGATCGGCAGCGCCCAGGTCGGCGGCGCATGCCAGTTGATCTTGTCTGCCGACAGGCGCAGGCAGGCGGCGCGGTTGTACACGCTCAAGTCGAACGCCTCGTTGCGCTTGCGAATCTGCATCCACTTGCCGTCCTTGTGCCGGATCTCCGATTTCAATTCATCAAAGAAGGTGGCTGGCAGCCAGCCCGGCATGTGGATGTAGCCCGGGCCCGGCGCCGTACGCTTCAGGCCGGCCGCCACCGCGTCTTTCAGCTTGTTGGTATTGAGCAGGAACAGCGGCACATCGCCCTTCTCCTTCGGATTGCGGCCGCCCACCAGGCTCATCTTGATCAGCGGCGCCTCTTTCGCCGACGCGCCCTTGACCAGCATCACGCGCTCGGCATAGCCGGCGGCGCGCATGCGGCGGTAGTAGGCGTACGCCTTGTCCGTCACCCCGTCGTTCTTTTGCTTGTGCTCGCCGCCCGTGTCGATCGCCATCATCTTCACGGGCAGCTCCTTACCGTCGAGCATCGTGCGATAGGTCGAACGCAGGACGCGCTCTGTTAATACGTCCCAATCCTCCGGATAGACCGCCGGATCAATCGGCGCGAACGCGCTGCCCATCCCCTCGCGCGCCGACTCCTTGATCTCGTAACGGTCAATCGGCCACTGCTCCATGTGCGGGCCGACCGCGTGGACCTGAACCACGAAGCGGGCATCGGAACCACCCTGCACGTCGACCGCCGCCGTGATGAAGCGTGCCGCCTCCGGCACCACGTAGCGCTGCAGGCTGGCATCCTTGCGCCCGGCCGGATCGGCTGCATTCATGCGCGCCATCGACAGCAAGCGGCTCATGTACGGGATGCCCTGGTCGGTGTTGATGGTCGCCTTCAGCGTCTCCTCGGAGCCGGTCAGCGCGTAGTCGCGCAGGCCCTGCAGATAGCGCAGGATGATGCGGAACCAATCCTGGTAGCCGGCCGCCACGCCGCCCAGCCAGTAGCTGACAATGGTGGAGTCGTAGGGCGTGCCGATCAATTCATCGTCACTGGTCAGCGACTGCCCGTCGCGGACCCAGCGCCCGCCCTGGTTCATGGCCTGCTTGGCGCGTGGCTCGATGTGGCAGGCGCAGTGCGGGCAGACCACCCGGTTGTACTCCGCCGCCAGCATCTGCAGGTCGGCCTCACGCACCATTTCCAGCAGGATGTCGTCCGGTGGCAGGTTGAACAACTCCAGGCCCGGCTTGGCCTCGAACCACTCGGCGCAGTGCGGACACTTCCAGTACCAGCGGCGCCGGTCGCCGCGGTTGTAAATACCGACTACGCCCGTCACCGGCGGGCCCTCATGCGGGGTGGCGGCGCGCCAGTTCGGGTCGGCGATCTCGATGCCCGGGCTGGATTCGACCAGGGTCATGCCGCGGCTCATGAACGTCGTGGTCCGCTTGCGCGCCAGGTCGAACAGCGGGCCTTCGCCATCGACGTTTTCCGCGTTGGCGATACGATCCAGGTCCGTGATGGCCACGTAACGGTAGGTCGAGCTGGCGACGTTGTTGGCGGTCGGCCAGCCGATCTTCATCCACATGCCATGGCGGAATTTTTTATCGTGCGTGTTGTCGTCGTGGCGGGAATGGGAGAGCAGCGCATCCAGCGCGTCAGAGTTGGCCAGGGCGCGGTCAATGTCGGTCTTGGAGAAATCGCGGGCCTTGTCCTGCGACATCTGGATAAACAGCAGGTCGCCCGGGTCGTTGACCACGATATGCGCCATCCAGCCCAGCAGCAGGCCAGCCGTCTTGCCGGTACGGGCCGGGCCCACGAACACCACCGCCTCATGCCGGCGGCTGGCCAGCATGTCCATCGGCTCCACCATGTACGGCGTGATTGAGCTATCCCATGGACCCTGCGCCCCGCCCAGCGTCTTGAAATACAGATTCTGGCGCGCGCCCTCGCTGACCGACATGCGGCGTGGCGGGCGGAACGCGGCATAGCCGGCGGTCACATCCTGCAGGGCGACGGCCCCGTGATCAATATCAGCCAGTGCCATCGCGGTTCATGCGCTCCAAGTCTCGGGCCAGGCTGTCCAGGATCTCATCAATCATGCGCTCAACCGACTCGACCACCTCCGGCGCCACCGCCAGCTTGCGCTCCAGCGCATCCGGAATGGAGCGCAGGCTCTGTGCCGTGGCCGCGAAGGCGGCGGCGGTGGCATCGCGCACCGCTTGGCGATCGACCAGCTCGCCAGCCTTTTTGGCCGCATCCATTTCGGCGATGTCGGCCAGGGCGGCCTCGCGGCGCGTTCGGGCGGCCTGGTACTCGGCGTAACCGGACTCCTCGCGCACGGCGTCGGACTTGCGGCCGACGTTGGTCTTGTCGCCGGAGCCGCGCCCGCCCTGGGCGCGCGGGGGCGGCACCGAGCGACCGCTGGCGCGGGGGATGCTGTCCTTGAAGTGGTCGCCGCCGAAGAAGTCTGAAACGTATTGCTCCATGGACAGCATGTTAAGCCACTTCGCACCTGCGAAGCAAGGAGTGCGCGGCGAAACATTCCATTGCCGGATGGTAAAGAGTTTGAATTCGGCCTATTAAATCAAAAAAGTCCAAAATCTCTCGCAAACCGCGCCTCTGCGCGCCCCCACGTACGCCCCTTTTGCCAGGGTCCCCGGCGTCACGCTATCCAATCGCGCTCGACTTGATCGCGCCACGCCAGGGCGCCAGGGCGCTGCAGCGCGTCACTCTGGCACCAGGGCGCAACGCCTAACATCTTGATGCGAAAGGTAAATATCATGTGCATGGATGCATAAAGTGCTTGCTAAATACTTCCCAAAGCACTATGATTTAGTCATTCAACAGCGCAACCAACACAAGGAGAAACATCATGGAAGTTAAAGAGATCGACCTGTACGAGTTCTTGCTGGCAACGATCAAGGGCAGCAAGTAAGGGTATAACAAACACACCCGCAGCGATTGGCGCGGCGGGAATGAAAGGGCAAGGAAATGATCACCACTACCATTCAATGCAGCAAGAAAGAAATGAACAGCCTGAAGCGCAAATTCAAGAATGAAGGTCGCGTTTTCACCGTAGTGCGTTCCGGTGATACCTACTGGATCACTGCCTAACAACCCCGCGCCCTTCGGGGCGCATCATCGAAAGGGAACCATGGAAATCACTGTAGGTCGCACCTATCGCGCCAAAAAACCAGCTGCAACACGTTCCGGCTACGTGAACGACAGACAGGTGGTGTACGTCGGGGAGTTGAATGGCCAGATTCAGTACGACGGCCCGGCAATCCCTATCGGCGGCCGCATGAAATGGGCGTCCAAAGCCGAGTTTGAGGCATGGGCGGCCCGCGACGTGACCGATGAGCAACCAAATAATGAATGGACGCTATGGGAGCGCGGAATCAAGTAGGCCGCACCCCACCCAGCACCACCACACGCCGCGCACGACGCGGCTTTGGCGTTGAGGAAGTACTACACACACAAACAAAAGGAATAACGAATCATGGCTAAAACCTATCTGCGCACCAAAGAGGGAATCGTTTTTGAATCGTCGCATCCCGAGTATCACCCTGACTGCGAGCGCTTGACTCGCGCCGAAGGTGAAAAGGCCCGCAAAGAATATTGCCGCGAAGAGCTGCACAAGTTACTAAAGCCTGGGGATAGCGTGTATGCAATCGTGCGCCACGTGTCTAGCTCCGGCATGTCGCGCCGTATTTCACTGTATGTAGTGACCGACAATCGCCCTCGCAATATTGACGAACTGGCGGCGGATGCAATCGGCTACAGGACCAGTGACAAGGGCGGGATCGTGGTAGGCGGTTGCGGGATGGATATGGCATTTCATCTAGTCTATTGCCTGGGGCGCGCATTGTTTCCAACCGGCTTTGGCCTCGCGCCACATAGCAGCAGCAAAGTAAAGATGCTGAAGGCATCGCGGCCAGCCACGCCAAAACAGGCGGCGGCATGGAAGGCTAAAGGCGTGGAATTTTGGGGCCGCAATGGCGAATCTTCCGGCTGGGATAATGATGGCGGTTATGCACTGCAAAAAGAATGGCTGTAACCCGTGTAAATAATTTATTAGGCGCAACCTTGCGCCGCACAAAGGAATAACTAACATGGCAAGCATAGTAATTGAAGCGCTGGCGCTGGGCGAAATCGTTGACGAGATCGTTAACGCTGGCGTAGTGGTGAGCAAGGGCGATTACCCGTTTTGCTACCGCTTCACCGCGCCGCGCGCTGTGCTGGAGCAAATGCTCCTCACACATTGGGGCTACGATACGCCGGAAATGACGGGAGAATGGCCGGAAGTAAAGGCGCGGATTGAAGAGGACGCGCCGGTACGAATTGTTGTCGATATCACCGGCGGCGCCACCCATGCTGTTTATTCCGAAGTAAAAACGAGCGTCGCCTTCATCAGCTGGGATAAGGATGACATTAACGACTCCCAGGACGAAAAGGAATATTTCGGGGCTGACGGGGATCAGGTAGCGCTTTGGTGCATCGGATCAAATGGCGGTGGCGATGAAGCAAAAATCGTATCCGGCTATTTTGATCAAATTAACGACGGGGATTAAGGAGGAAATTATGTCAGATCAAATTTTGTACGATCCGCAGCTTATGGCGGCAATGAGTGACATAGGCTGGGAAGTGAAAAAGGATGAGGAAAGCGATTATTTCCTGTTCTCATCAATTCATGAGTGCATTGAAAGCCCGGCGACATTTGAAACTCCGGATGAGGCAGCGGAAGCATGCCTCGAATACAACAATAACCGCCAGTAGGAAAGCTCCAGCCAATGCCGCGTGACAGGTGGCATTACCGGGAATTTCCCCGCTACACACGAAAGGTAAGATCATGGAAAAACCTATCCACCTGCCAACGCTAACCGGCCCACAAGTTGACGCAATTTTGGCCGGTTTGCGCATGTTGCAAAAGGGGCTTGATAGCTCCGGCGGCCTGCCTGCCAATGTGGAAATTATCCTCACTAACGACAGTGAGCATGAAGGCCTGCGCGACCTGAACGAAATTGACGCTCTTTGCGAACGGATTAACTCTGGATGCGAGAAATCATCCGCACTTGAGGCCCTTATCGCCCTGGCCGAATGCAATCAACTTGACGATAACCCGTGTGACTGCGCCGCCCTTGTAGAAGCAAAAGAAAAGGCCTGCTCGGCACTTAAAGAAGCGGGGGAAGTCCATGCGTAAAGCCGACTATGCCGCACTGGCGGCAATCATCAAAGAGCAAGTTGAATTACCGAAAGGCGCGGAAAACTCCGCCCAATGGGTGCGCGCCAGTCAATCCCGCCTATGTGCAACCCGCATTGCCCGCAACTTCGCAAACAAGGCAGGCTTGCGGGATGAATTTCTAAAGGCGTGCGGCATAGAGCCATAACCCGCAGGACAATCTAACCGCTACCGGCGCGGATAAGCCGAAAGTCGCTAGGGCGGCGCATTCTCCGGAGTGCGCCGCCCTATTTGCTTTTGAGGGGATGAAATGAAGCGAGGGCGCAAGCCTGGATCGTCGACGGGGCCGAATGCGGGCTCATGGAATGCTTATCTTGCGTCCATGGCAGCGGGCGAAAGGCGATACCTGGAAACGACACTAGCGGGATATGCCGCAACCATGCGCACGGTCAATACACCGAAGTCGCGCAGGCCTGAAGCGATGCACTGTATGGAATTTGCGACAGTGCTATACACCGCGATAGCGGCGGGGAACTGCGCCGATGTTCGCTACCTGATCAGCGTTGAGCGGCTAGCGTAAGTGGGCGCTAACTTCGACGAAAAATCGGCCAGGGGCTTTTGCGGTGCCGATCCAGGCCAGTCCGCTGCCAGCCAGGCCGGCCGACCAGCGCCAGCATCCAGTCCGCCAGAAAAAAGCTGTCCGGTTCCCTGGAAAAAGCTATCCGGCTCCAGGAAAAGTCATCCGGTTCCCGCTGCAGAAAAAGCTATCCGGTTCCCGCTGCAGCGACTATTAGAATCTACGCGGGAAAGAAAAACGCCACCCACGGGTGGCGCATGGCGTCAACTTGCGGGTGACCGCATCAACGTTTTCGCACTGAGCCCGAACTCGAACTCGGCATGCTGTAACTCACCTTGTACGAGGTGGGAGCGGCAGTCTTGGGTGGCGCATACGATGGGATGGCAGTAGATCGGGGCGGAGCAGCTGCTGGCGCTGGACTGGCCGCAGCGGCAGCGACAACGGGGCGCGGGCTGGGTGTTTGATTCACCACCACGGTCTTTTGGACGACAGTGGTGTGGCGCACTACCGGTGCCTGGCTGGCGACAGCGCTTTGACGATCAGGGCCAGTCAGTGCATGCGTGGCCAACGCGCCCAGCGCAGCACCGGTCAGCATATCCTTCATGCCATCCGATTGCGGCGCCTGAACAATCGTAGTCGCCGGAGCTGCTGGCGCTGCGGCCATCGGTGCCGCCTGAAACTGCTGTGCGGCGATAGGTGGCGAGGTGGCATGGTGATCGTTCGAGCAGGCGGCCAGCGCCAGCATCATCGCCGCGCCTAACAGGCGACCAAAAATTCGGGACTTTTGCATTTTCTTCTCCTTATTTAACGTCCACCACACCATGCGGTCGACGCGGCTCCCATGATAACCCGGCAACAGCACCCGGGTTTTTCCTGGCATTTTCACCCGGCATTTTCATGGCGGGTTTTTCCTGGGATTTTCCACCCGGGTTTTCACCCTGGGTTTTGGTGGGCGTTTTCATACGGTATTTCCCATGGCGTTTTCCAGGCCGGCATCCTCACCCTCAACGCACCCGGATTGACGGAGGATCAACGGCAGCAGGCCCAGGCTCTCGATCTTCGCGCGGATCTGCTGGACGTGGCGCTCGGACATATTGGCGATCTTCATGATCTCCTTGGTGCCCTTGCCACAAGCATACAGGGCGGCGATCATGCGGTCCCGGCGGGCCTGCTCGCGCTCGTAACCCTGATTCAGCCACAAATTGCGGGCGTTGCCAACGCGCCCCTCGAACATCTGCACCAGACGGCGCATCGCCGAAAACCCGATCACTTGCGCAATGGGGTGGTCTGGCGTGGCCACTGCCGGAATGTACAGATTGCCGCCACCGAACCAGTCGATCAACGAATTGGTGGCGGTGAAGCCGATGTCGGCCGCAATGTCCTCCAGGATCGTATTGGTCGCCTGAAGCGATTCGTCGCGCCCGTTGAAGTAAGTGCCTTGCCTAGCCATCTGCATTTCCCCTGCCGTTTTGAAATGCTTGCAATTTAGCACTTCTTAGCAGTTGCGTAAAGAAATTGTTGTTACTCGCTCCCATCACTGAAGTCGATGGCGCGCGGCATCTGCGCGGGCGGCGCTGGCAGGTGGCGCAGGTGCTCGCCGGCGATGTGCATTTGCAGCAAGGGTCGATCCGACCCGCCGCGCATCACCGCCGCCGCCTTGGATGGGTCGCCCAAAAGCAGGGGCGGTTGCGATTTGCGCATTTCCAGGCTATTTCCGGCCTCGAACATGCCTGGCAACCAGCGCGCGTGCTCTGGTACCTCGCCCCGCATCTTGTAGCCGCGGTAACGGGCCTGGAATTCCTTGGCGCGGAAAGGCCAGGCATCATCATCGGCTTTAGAGAGCTCCATCCAGCCGCCCATTTCCTGCAGGACGCGGTGAATCAGGGGATCGTCGAAGCCGACCGAGTACCAGGGCCCAAACCGGCGCATAGCCTGGTCCACGGCCGCCCAGGCGACCAGCGCGCTGTCCTGGGTGGTCCCGCCCAGCATGCGGTTCACGTCAGCTGGTGTGGGCATGAAATTGCCCGTGTCCGGGTTGGCAACGTGCCGCGACAGCGCTTCACCCACGGCAGCGAGGTCCAGGTGGCGCAGCGCGTTCCACCAGATCACCAGCCCGTGCGCCGATGGCACCTTTTTGCCCAGGGCATCCGCGACCCCCGAAATCATGCCCGCAAAGGCGTCGTACTCATGCTCCTGCATCGATCACCTCCGCATCTGCTTGCTTATTACTTCCAAAAATCAGCTCCTTGGCCTTGGCGGCCTCGGACATGCCCTGCTCGTAGATCGACGCCTTATTCGCCAGGGTGCTGGCCGGTCGCACGTTCTTGACCACCACCAGGCGGTCGTATTGCTTGCGCAGCGTCTCCGGGCACTGGACGTTCTGGCACCAGAAGGTGTCTTTCGTCACCCACTCGAACAGCTCACAGATCTGGCGGTGCGTGCGACCGTCAATCTCGCGCATCAGGCGGATCGTATTGCCCCAGGCATTCCAGTTCGGCTCCAGGGCGGCAGGATTGACCCGCAGCAGGCGCTCGTACACCCACCTCGCACAGACCTGATCTTCCTCGGTGCTCACCAGCTTGCGGCGGGCGGCTTTTTCTGGTGCCTCGCTGGCGGGGTTTTCTGCCGAGTTATCCACAGGGGAAATGGGGTCGCTCGGGCTTTGCCCGGGCAAAGCTGGACTCTTCTTTTCAATACTTGGTTCTTGGTTCTTGGTTAATGGTTCTTGGTTAATGGTTATACCCGTGTCAGGTGCGTGACTCACGCATCCGTCACGCGTGACATCGTGTGATGTACTGGTGATATCACCAGTATTACCACTGTACGTACGTCCAGAATTGCGTGACTCGACGTGATAATCTAACAATGATTGCAATTGTTTCATGTGAATGTCGAACGGCGGCACAATGTCGAACTCGTCGCGCAGGCGCTTGAACAGCTCCGAGCGGCGGGCACGGGACCGGCGCTGGCGCTCAGCCTCGTTCTCCCGGCGCTCCGCGTCGACGGCCGCCGCCTCCTCCGCCGCGGCCTTGTAGGCCTCGATCGTCTCATCGCAAACCGTGTGATGCCAGCCCGTCTCCCGCTGCTCGAACTTGATCCGGAGAATCCGCTGCACCGCGGCCGCCTCGTCGTCCTGGTAGGTGCCCAGGAGGTCGTGCAGGGCGTCCAGCGCCAGCGGCAAGGGCTTTTCGCGGTCGTAGTACACCTCAATCATGTCGCGGTAGATCCAGCGCATCAGGCGCGTGAAGTGGATCGTGCCACTACGGAAATCGCCGATGTGGTGTTGGTAATAATTCATTAATCAGTCCCAAAGAATTCATTTTCCCAAGAAGTGCTGGCCGGCTTGGTCGCGGCGGACATCTTGGCAAGCTCATGCTCGATTCTGGCCGTGGCAATCTCCAAATAGCCGGCGGGCTGGCCGTTTGCGTCCTGATCCAGATCAATACCGACAAACGAAAACCCTTCACGCATGCACGCCTTGCCAGTGCTGCCGCTACCAAAGAACAGGTCGAGCACTCTCCCGCCAGGCGGCGTCACCAGGCGCGTGAGATACGCCATCAGGTCTGTTGGCTTCACGGTAGGGTGGTGATTGCCCTTTGTGTTGGTATTCTCGACCTGGCGCAACGTGGCGCCATGCTTAAATTGCGGCCCTGGGTTATCAAGGCCGTCATGGCGGTCGGTGCGGCTGGCCTTGGCGCAATAGAAGAAGCGGGCTGGGCTGCCGCTGTCCGTGTACTCGATAGATTGGTGGTTGCTTGTAAGCCAGGCCGTGCCGTCCACTTCTGCGGCCTTGCTGCGATCGCTGCGCTTGCCGGTGACGCTGGATTGCTCGGGGAAAGCGGCCAGCACCACGGCGCTGCCATCGTGGATCAGGTTGGCTGGATGGCGGCCATCAGGACTGCCGCCTCGGATCCCTGGTTTGGCCGCGAAGTTGGTTCCACCAGCGTCGGTATAGCGCCTCTCCTGAGATGCTTCGCCTTCGCGCTCGCGGCTCTCGCCCGTCGGCGCCACGCGACACGCGCCGATGTTCAGCGCTCCAGTGCGAAACTCGAGCACGTTCTTCGCCACGGTACCGACCAAAGGCTTGCGCGCCATGCAGATTGGCTCGTGAGCTGGCTTCAGGCCAGTGCCCCAGCCTTCCCATTCCTCGGCGTGCGGCGTGCCGACGTAATCCAGCTTTGCGAGATTGCGGTTCTTCGGATAGCCGCTGCCATACACCCACATGATCTGGTCACGGATCTCAAACCCGCCGTCCTCGATCGCGCAGGCCATGCGGTGGTACGTGCGGCTGCCGCTGAACGCCAGCAGGTGTCCGCCAGGTTTCAGCACGCGTAGCGCCTCGCGCCACATGTCGACGTTGTAGGCGATGCCGCTAGCATCCCAGCTCTTTCCCATGAACCCGAGTTCATACGGCGGGTCGGTAACAATCGAATCAACGCTGTTATCTTGGATTGTTGGCAAGATGTCCAGGACGTCGCCACGATGGAGAATGTATTTTTTGTCTGTCATTTTTTAGTGATTACTCTGCAAAGAAATCGTCCTGCCAGGTCGATTCGACGGCGGCGGGTGTTACGGTAACAAAGCCGCATTTGGCGCACGTACAAGCAGCGCCAGCACGCGGAAATAGGTCTTTCTGTGTCAGGTAGTCGATGATCTGCTCGCGTGCCTCATCCCAGCTCCAACAGGCCACCACGTACCAGCCCAGCTCCTGCAAGCGGCGCCCGTACCACTTCTGGTCCGTGGTCAGCGTGTTGCGGCCGAACTTCATTTCGATGCGCATGCCGTGATAGATGCCGCGCGGCACCGGGAGGTTGATGTCCCAGGCGCCGGCCAGCATCCCAGCTGCCCACGCCTTGCCCGCCTGGGCCTTGGACAGCTTCACGCCGTTCAGGCTGGCCTCCATCACGTCCAGGTCGGGCAGATACTTGCGCACGGCTGGATTGCGGGACCAGTCGAACAGGGCGCATTGGTGGTCGAACTCGCTCACGCTTTCTCCAGCTCAAAGAGGTGACGGATCCACAGCTGAGCGCCGGCTTTCGTCAGGTGCTGGTACGGATGGGCGTGGACCACCCATTCTGGCCAGTAGCCATCCCAGCCGGAGCGTTTCAGCGTCGCCCGCATGCCGCCGACGGACATGCCGACCGAGCCACCGTATGCCAGAAGGAAGCAGCGCACGGCGCGGTTCTCGCCCTCCTCGTCGACCAGGGCCTCAACACTTCGCGTCATAGCATGCTCCTCCCAATTTCAGCAGCGGCACGCAGGATGGCAAGCCTGGTGGCGACCTGTATGTCATTCTCATGGACGGGCTGATAATTGAACTCACAGGCCACCACATCGATACCGACGGACAAACAGATCACGCGCCGCTTCGCCATTGCGGCGAGGAGGCGAAGCGCGTCACCATCATCCTGATGCGGGCGCCACAGTGCATTGCCCTCGCCAACCAGCAGGCCACTGTATCTCGGCCCGATCTCGCGCCATGGATCCGGCCACAGCGCCATGCCGACCGCCTTTGCGGCCAGCTCCAGCAACTCACGGAAATTTGCTTCGGCCGGCGTGCTCATAGCGATTTCACCATGCGGCCGGCCTTCAGGTGCGAAAACTCCCGGTGCAGCGCATCCTGGATGGCCAGCACTACCTGGCCGACGTGGCGCTTCTGCAGCGAGACGTGCTGCTTCAGGTAGCGGCGATTCATGCCCTCCAGCAGCGATTCCACCAGATAGTCGGGGCTGTTACCGACAAAGAAGCTCTCCACCGTGTAGCGCTCGCCCATGGCGCCCCAATACGCCACCCAGGCCTCGTTGAAGCAGGTGATCGTGACGCGACCCTTGCCTGGCGCGATATTCTCGAAGAAAACGCGGATCGGATCCAGCATGCCCATGCCGACCTTCGACACCGCATCGGTGATGGTCATCATGCGAACAGTGGTGTTTTCAACGCTTGCCATTTACTTCCCTTTCCATTTTCTTGAACAGTCCGACAGGCCACCAGCGAATTGGAGCGCCTGCATGGTATTGATGCTTCAATATCAAGCCCTCCTCCGCCATGATGCGCAAGTGGTAGTCGATTCGGTCACGACTCCATCCGGTCAAGTAGCACAGGCGCGACGTTGATACTCCCCACACACTGGCGCTGGCGTCGCAGACTATGTATGCGAAATTGATCGGAGACTTCGCTTTAATCGCGGCGATCTCATGCTTCGCAGCACCCTCCAGGGACAGGAGCAGGTGATTTCTCAGTGCGCTGCTCATGCAATCACCGGCTTTCCGGCAAGGCCGCAGTAGCCTGTGCGCATTGCCATAGCGGCCGATTGGCGCGCCTGGACGCTTTCCTCGGATTCGACCCAATAGCCACCAACCTGCCAGCCCTTCTCACATGGAGGTCCAGGCGGAACCCACTCTGCGCTTGCTGGCACATAGACCGGCTTGGCGAATACGGCATCCTGCGGCAAGTTGCCGATATCGTCACGGGCCTTTTCATCATCATCGGGGTCGGGGCTCCACTCCTCTGGATCCGGCATTTCTGGTGCAGCATCCAGCCAGCGCCACATAGCGCACTGGCCAGCCACACAGCCAGCGCTCTGATCCGCGAAAAACGACGCGGGGTCAGGCCGAGCGCCCTGGCGCATTGGGCACCACACCCCCGCCGCTTGCTTGGTTGTCATCATGGCTGCAATCCTTCGGCGCGCTGCTGCGCCTTCCAGGTTACGAATGGGCCGCGGATCAGGTTATGGAACCGATAGGCGGCGATCTTGTTGGTGTCCAGCTCATTGCGCGAGTCGATGCCGCACAGAGTAAGAATGAAGTCCTTGGCGAACTCCTCCGTGGGCTCGAATGGTGCCTGGTCACGCTCATGAGCCTCGGCGTCGAGCACGTTCAGCCAGCGATGGAACAGCGGGTCGCGGCAGAACGTGCAGGCCATGATGCACAGCTGGCGCTTCATTTTGACTCCCCGGATTGAGAAGGCGGGGCTGCGCCCTCTGGCGTGGCTTGCGCTGCCTCTTTAGAGGTTTCGCTTTCGTCAGCAACCTTTGCCAGCCGTACAAGTTCTCGCGCCATTTCCTGAGGCTTATAGTGCGACAAATCGCGGATGATTAACTCCATCTTTCGGCGGAAGTATTCAGTATCAAGGGCGCTCATTGGGATTCCTTTTTGGCTGGCTCTACCTGCGTGGTGCTGGCCTGTTGCAGGTTGTCGGATGACCGCAACAGGCTTTCAAGCTTTGCGGCCAAAGGAGCAGACTTATAGCCGTGCTTTACATGATATGCGGCTTGACTAAGGACTGCCTGACGCACCAGAGCATCCTTCCCGCCCTCCTGCTGCAAGGCAGTCTGGTGCGCCTTTATGGCGGTACGCGCATCGTTCAATTGCTGGCGCAGGAATTCCGTTTCGTTCGCGTAGCCAGCAGGGACAAATGGTGCAGACTCCTCGTCCTGCTGCAAGGGCTGGGCGAGCTTGTCGAACTCCTTCCTGATAACATCGGCGCGATGATAGCCTAGGTATATGACGCCAAACTTGCTTGACTGCACGGCATCTTGAACCCATTGCGTTTTATCCAGCCATTCCTTGAGCGCGTTATCCAGCCTATCCGCCCGCTCCTTCTCTTTCGCCAGTTCAGCTTTCGCGCCCTCTGCGCGCTGGCTCAGCGCCACATATTCACCGCGCGTCGGACCCTCTTCGTCGCGCGCCTTGTAGCCTGCCTCGTAGCCGCGATTGTGGTCTTTGATGAGCATAGCGTCGATTATTTCGGCGATCGCAACCTGCTTCTCCATCAAATTCATCAAATTCATGGCTCCACCTACTGCCGCGATACGCACCAGGTCCCCCATCGCGTTGTTGTAGGCTTCGCAATCGCTGATGCGCCGCACGCTCTCTGCCGGAGATACAGCGCGCTCGGCGGCGGCCTTTGGTTTTGCCGGATATGGTGGCATCTTCGGGAAATTGTCAGTCCCATTACTCATTCATGTTCTCCTTATCCCCGCAGCTATTGCGGGGAAGTGGTTATTCAGTAACCCCTGTTCCAGCTGCGCTCTTGGTCTGCATCCCAATAGCAGAACTCCAGAAAATTGCTGAAGCACTCGCCGTATTCAAGGTAACGCTGATAGCGCGCGGCATAGCGGCTTGGCTTGCGGAGCTCGCCCATATCGCCATACTCGACTTCGCTGGTAGGGTGGCAGTTCAGAATCACGCCTGGCTTGTGGCTGTCGAAATTGACGCCAATATAATGTCCACGGTCGGCGGCGATGATGCCCGGCTTACCGCTGACAATCACGCGGCGGCCGAGTTCAGCTGGCACGCCGTAGTAGTATCGAACGTACTCGAAAGCCATCACGCGCCCTCCAGCTTCGTCTCAACACTGGAGTTGGCAGATGCCGCAACCAACTCGCGGCGCGCCTTCCAGATAGCTACGGCGCCAGCGCGATCGACCTCAATGGCACCACGGCGAACGGCATCCGCGCGGCGCGCGGCGGTCAAATCGTAATGCGGTGCGGTTCTCTGCTTGTCCTGAAACCAGGAATGCTTCATGCCGATATCTGCAGCCATTTCGTGGAGCGCGGTCAGGTCGAGTTCATCGGTGAACATGTGGCAGCTTGCCACTTTCCGGCCGCGTATGACCCAACCCCAATTCTCCAATGCATCTACATAAACAGCCATCACGCCACCTCCGTTTCTTGCGATGAGTACACATTGCCTGAAACGATACGCTGATTGACAGTATTTAGTGCCTGCAGCGCCTGATCGTGCGTGGCCACTTGCAGCTGCGCGTCATGGACGTTGAGCGCATAGCGGACGTTTTGCATGGACTCGCCATCCAGGCGGTGAGCCTGGAATTTTTCGGCACGCTGCTCTGACTTAAACAAGCCATCCAGCGCCAGCACGAAGTCGTCGACCAGATCGGCGCCGATACCCATTTCGCAAAGCACAAGGCCAGTGTTCAAGGCGCAGGCCAGCGTGCCCCAGCTTTCCTTGCTGCCGTTGCCTTGCTCCAGGTTCACCAGCGCCAGGCGCGCGTGCGCCAGCACGTCGGTGTGCTGCTTTTCGCTCATTGGGAAGTCGGTAATGAAGCGGCGATAGCTGTCGTCGATCAGGTGCAGGCCGCCGGCGTAGGTGACGGGCTTCGGCTTGTGGCGCTTGTTGCGCGGCTTTTTGGCCTTACTCATGCGCCCCTCCACGAAATAGAGATAGGGCCGTTCATGAATGCGTACACGGCCAGGGCGGCGGAGCCGAAAAAGAGAATGATGCCGATCAAAGCCTCGCCACGGCCAGCAAACCCGGCAACGGCGCCCATGAGGAGAGCGGCGCCGCCCATCATGCCATAGAGGCATACGCCGATCACCAGGATGAATCCAAGGAATGCCATCATGCGCCTCCGACGACAGGAGTGCTCACGCCGGCGATGACCGTGTGCTGCTTGACGTTCTTCACGCCCCAGCGGCTGACCTTGGCGCGCTCCAGGAGGAACGTGCGTACATACTCGATCAGGACATTGCCGTCATCGTTCGGCAGCTCGAGGATCTGGTCGTCGCCGCCCACTTCGTCGAAGCAGCTCTGGTCGATCTGCTCCAGCATCAGCTCGATACCGCGGTCGATCTGGTTGTCCGTTACCAGGTTGAGGGGGTGGGTTTTTTGTGCGACTTCGTAGGTAAATGGCTCGGCGGAATTGCCGGCATAGTCGCGCGCGGCATCGTGGGCCTGCCATTCGTGATCGAAATCGCCTTCATACGATTCACCGTCGAATGGACCCCAGCACCACTTGCCTTCGTGGGTAGTTTGCATTTTGTTTCTCCATAAATGGAAAAACCACGTCTCCCTCCCCCACCTCCAGCGCAGGATGCGCTTTCAGTGCTGGCAGGACCTGGGACAAATATCCAGGTGGGTCAGGAGACGTGGTTTCACTTGTCATTTTAACCGTGCTGCCAGGCACGGAAGTGATTCTAGGGGAAACTAAATATATTTGGCAAGTTTTATTTAGCACTTGCGAACAGCAAGCTGGCGCGATCGGCCTCCCAGCGCGCGAAAGCGCGGTCCCATATGGCGAACTTCTCCGCCTTGGTGAAGCGCATGCCCTGGTCGATCTCGGCGTGGCATGCGTGACAACCAGGCACCGTGTAGCGGTTATGCGCCTTCAGGCGCTCGCCCTTGCCGTGCCTTTGCTGGTTGGAGTGGCATGGCACCACCGTGTCCGCATCGTGCCGGAAGATGCCAGGCACCTGCAGGTAGCAGCGCTGCCCGTGGCACAGGTCCATCAGATCACGGTCTTCGCTCTCGCGGGCAGCCCGCTTCGGCTTGTCGGCCTTCGGCTTTGACTGACGCAACCTGGCATTGCCAGTCTTCATGCCAGCGCCAGCACTCAACGGCTTATTCTGGCGCAGCGGCGCACCCTGCCTCAGGGTGCTGGCGCCGGGCCTCATTGGCTTTTTTCGCCTCAGTTCGCTGCGCTTCATGTAAAGAATGCGTCCGACCAGCTGGCGCTGATAGTCTTGCCGACAGCCGCCTCAATCTGCCGGCCGATCCAAAGCACGACTGGCACGGCCTTGCTGTTTCCGATGGCTTTGTAGCGCGGCCCGGAAGCCAGCCATTTGCCATTGTGCTTGACCAGGGTGTGGTTGTCTGGATAGCCCTGAAGGCGCTCGCATTCGATCTCCGTCAAGCGGCGCACGCGCCACTGGTAGGTTACTGGCGCCGGATGACCAATAGCGACACATGGGGCCGCATCACCCTTGCCAGTTTCGCCAGATTGCGCATTCAGTGCGTTGGCCACATCACCCATGTCGCCACGGCCATTGCGGGCGATGCGCGGCTGGAACCCATACGCGATGAATTGGGACGTCGGGTCGGTAAAGGTGGCGAGCGACTCAGCGCAATCACCCTGCACCATCACCGAGCCGCCTGCATTGGTGCGGACTGCGGTTACCATTTGCGGAATAAGGTGGCTATGGCCATGGTTCAAGTCCTGGCCGGAGCAGCCCTGCAGCCTCCCATAGCTGGCGTCTAGACTGGAAACAACAGGGTGACAAACGAACGTCTCGCTCTCAAAGTCCAGGCGGCCGTGCGGACCTCCATGAGCATTGACGGCTGTGGCTACGGTAATTGCCCCTCGTGTATTGTTTCCTCCGAAAGCAGAGGGCTGAAGAACTTGTCCATTACTGTCGACAGGGACGGCGATAACAGGGTCTTGTCCTCGCGTATCTCCGCCGCGCTCGACCCCGCGGCCACTGCTTGTAAGGCATGGAGCAACATCGTGGGTAATGGTCGACCCCTTTTCTCGGCTCGGCGGAGAATCCCCGCGCAGGCCTTGGGGCTCAAGAAGTATCGGGCGTCGACTGGACCAGTCTCCAAAATCTGCGAGAGCGAACACGCGGCGGCGCCGCTGCGCCACTCCGAACCA